TCCCATTAAGTATCGCTATTATCAGGTTTGCACCCGCGGTGGCAAATCTGCCTACGTAACTTGTGATCCGGTTGATTACGCCCAGAAGCAAATTGAGGAACGTCGTCTCAATCTTCGGAGCATACTTTGTGACTGAACCGAGAACCGCAGTCATAACTGCGCCAAATGCCGTAGCTGCCCGCGGAGCAATTCTTATGATCGCGTTCAGCAAGGACAGAAGCAACGACGTAATTGCGTTGGTGATTGCCGGTCCGCCCTTGCCGATGATGTTGGCAAACTCTATAATTCCATTCGCGACGGTTTTCATCGCAAGAGGAATAAGACCGAGTATGCTTCCAACAAAGGCCACTATAGCTGCACCAGAAGCAGTAAGAGCTACAGCAAGAGCTGTTAGGCCTACCGCAAAGAGTCCTATGCCTACGCCCGCTGCCAGAACGCCAACACCAAACAGTGCTACTGCTGCACCCAGCAGAAGCAAAGTAGGAACAAGAGGTGTGAGCAGAATTCCCGCCGCGGCCAAAATCAGGAAAACACCAACCAGTGTGACTAGGCCCTTGGCGATCCCTTCCCAGGAAATACCCGCCAGGGCTATAAGCACAGGAACCAGAATCGCTAGTGCCGCAGCCACAACAAACAATGCTGCAGCGCCAGGCAGAGCTTCGGTCATCAGAATCATCGCCGCAGCGATAATGACTAGTGCACCAGCCAGCTCAACCAGCGATTTGCCGATCTCACCCCAGGACATTCCGCCCAAGGAAGACAAGGCGTTGGACATGATGACGAGTGCCGAAGCAACCAGTAGCAGTCCTACTGATGTGGCAATCATCGACGGCGGCATCAAAGTCATCGCAAGAGCAATGATAACCAAGGCCGCAGCAATGGCGAGAATACCCTTCACCAGAGTACTGATTGGCAAAGCACCAAGAGTCCCCACAGCATTTGCTATGACGTTCAAAGCCGCACCAAGGATAAGCATTGATGCCGCAGTACCGATTAGCTGAACGCCACTGATCTTGTTGAAGCCGGCAAGCACTGCCAGCAAGACTGCTATAGCGCCAACGCCCTGAATAAGATTACTGAGAGGCATATTGCCAAGACGACTAACAGCAATCGTCAGAATGTCAAGTGCAGCCGCCACGAGTATCAGGGACGCTGACGTAAGAAGCGTTTTGCCGCTGCTCTTAGACAGCAACAGCATTGTGGCAGCCAATGCGCCAAGCAGAATGATGATCGATCCTAGTCCCTTAGCCAGCTGGACCCAGCTGAACTGTGCAAGGATAGCCACAGCACCAGCAAGAATCAGGATCGCCGTTGCCAGCAAGTTCAGAGCCACACCAATGGCTACCATTTTGACGACGCCAGTACCAACGCCGACCTTGGTGATGATCACCATCGCTGCACCAAGTTCAATGAACAGCGTTGTGACAGCGCCAAGGGCCTTGGTCAAATCGCCGACGTTAATGAGCGACAAGACAAGCAAAGATGCCACAAGGATGCCTATCGCAATGGCTATCCTTTGCAGAATGCCAACCTTAAGACTGGCCTCCATAGTCTTAAGTGTCACAGTCAGACTCTCAAACGACTCCTTGATGGTGGAGAATAGACCGCCACTGGCACCGCCACCAAAGTTGGAGATGATAGCCTTGATCTTCAGCAGAATGCCGCCGATCAGAAGTTGGTTAAGAAGACCGACAATTACGTTGAAGTTTCCGCTCTTGATTCCGTTGGCGATCGCCTGAGCCAGACCGGAGAACATCTGGCCGATCTTCTGAACGAAGCTTCCTATTCCGGATTGAGCGTTTCCGGCGGCGCTTCCTACGTTCGTTAGCCAGCCGACGATAGCGCCCAGCGCCTTGATCGGAAGAGACAGGACTGTGCCCAGGAAGGTGAAGAACCTGGTCAGGGCATTGCCCGACTCGATAGCCTTTCGTGCGTCATTGATCCACGAAGCGACTGTTGCCAGCAATGTGAGGAATCCGCCACTGCTGTGAGTTGCAGCTCCACCGATCTTCCCGAAACCAGCGATGAGCGCGCCGATCAGGTCAATAACAATCTTGAAGACTGAGAAGACTCCTTCAAAGATAGTCTTGATCGAGGCAGCAGCCGAAGCACTGAGCTTAAGATGCTTCGAGAAGTTGTCAAGAGCGGTTGTCAGAGTGACTAGAGTGTTTCCTGTGCCCGGTGGGAACACGTCATGGAAAGCGCTCCCCACCACATGCATAATCGCTGCGAGGAAGTGGAATGCGTTCGTGAACGCGTCGATCAGTTTGGCCCGGCCACCAAGGTCGTTCCATTGCTGCAGGTATTGCGCCAATGCGTAGATTGGCTTGGTGAAGAAGTTCTCGAGATTTGTATGAAGTGCTGACAACGTGGACGTTGCCTGGCCAATGTTACCAATCAGTGCTTCAAAGACCTTCGACCAGGCAGTGGCAACTTCTTCCTTCAACGCCTGGAAAAGCTGACTGACTGTCCTGATCTGCGTTGCAGAACTTACAGCCGCCTGCGCTTGCTTCTGGATCGCCTTAGCTTCTTGATTGGTGTAACCCAGAGCCTTGAGCTGCTGAAGACTAAGGTCTCCAGTGAAAGTTTCCAGCGTTTGAGTCAGGATCTTCGAGCTAAGCCAGCCTTGCTGGAGCGAGTTCCTGAAACTTCCGGCCTTCTTGATGATTGCGTCAATGTTGACGCCAGTTGCCTTGGCTGTCGTCTCGAGAGCGTGCTGGAAGACCTTACCACCCAGACCAGCATTAACGACCGAGTTCCAGTCCTGAAGCTTGACTGTGCCCGACGCAATGGACTGGGAAAGCTGATACATCGCAGTGGATGCTTGTTCTGAAGTAGATCCAGACAAGGCAGCAAGGTTCGCGATACCCTTGATCGAAGCGACTGAAGTCTTCAGATTAACACCAGCAGCTGTGAAGGTGCCGATGTTTCTCGCCATCTCACCGAAGTTGTACACGGTAAGGTTGGCGTACTTGTTCAGCTGATCCAGTGCAGCTGTAACTTGCTTGAGGTTAGTGCCCTCTGACTGGGTGTTGGAAAGAATGGTCTTGATGGCGTTGATCTTGGTCTCATAGACATCGAGTCCCGCCTTGATGGGATCGATAGTCAGAGCCTTGGCCATCGTCAGGCCGGCGTTGACCGCTTTGTTCGCGAGAGTCGCAATGGCGGTAACGCCTACAACTCCGAGCGTTTTGAACTTCCCGGCAAGACCCTCTATACCATTAGCTATTCCCTTGAGGGAGAAGCGTTTGGCTGCCGCGTCGAGATTGTTCAGGTCGCCTTCGGAGCCTTTCAGCCCATTCAGGCCGTTCTTCAAGCCTGTAAGTGAGCTAAGAGCGTCTTTGATCCCTGAAGAAAAGGCCGTACCCTTGAATGCCATCTCGACGATGCGTTCGTCGATGTTACCCGCCACTAGACGTCACCTCCTTCCACACCTCGTTGGCGATTTCATCAAATATAGGCTGAATAGCCGGATTGATGAAGTCTCTTCCCTGAACATACCCGCCTGTTCCGGTTCCATGACCGAACTGCAGCATGATCACAATCGGCGTTCCGACCTCGTCCTTGTGCGTGTTGGTCCACCAGATCGTGACATCGTCGCCGCTTCTCTCGATTTCATAACTCCATGAAGCAGCTGTTACGCCGCTCTCTTCAGGAGTAGCCGCAGCAAGAGCTGCTTGCCCCCGGCGGGCATAAGTATCGAGAAACGCATACTGGTTGCCTTTCAGAAGAGCGTTGAGAAACCTCTCTGTGCGATCGAAGGAGCCGGTCGTGGTAAACTGGATAGCCATCGGGCTCCTTTCATCTTAGGTCTTGACGATGAAGCTGACGTTCAGGTAGGGAGGAAGAGTGTCGGTCGTTTTGGCAGTAATACCCGTAACCAAGGCGCCGTTGACACGATCGTCATTGCTTGTGCCAGCCGAGGTATCGTTCACCTGGAAGTTCGCTGTCCAGGTATCGCCAGGCTGCCTGTTAATCCACAGGTTTGGCCCAGAATCGCTTTGCGAAATGCTGATCTGAGCAGTAACCGGGGTAGTACCACCTTGAACGGTGTGGTTGTGACTCGTAGGCGTCGTGCCGCCTTGAACGCCCAGGTTTACGTTGTCTTGCCTGGGCATGCGGGCCCGGAAGTCCGGAAGATTGAACGTAGTTGAGCCGTTTCCTGCTCCGAAGGCCGTCCCAATCGCTGAAAAGAGAGCCGCAAAGGTGGTTCTTGACACTGCAGAACCATCACAGACGAGCCAGCCGCTTGGCGGGATCGTTGCTCCGAACATCATGATGGCTCCGGAGGGCGCATCGCCCGCAGAACCCGCGGGACCTGGGGGGCCAGTGGGACCAACGGGACCAGCAACATCCCCCGCGTCTATTTCAGTACCGCCACTGGTTGTGAGCTGCAGATGTCCGGTATCGTCTACTTCACCAGACACGACGCTGGCATCAGCGATCGCTTGCATTGCCTCAGCCGTGAGGCCCGTTACTTCAGCCACTAGACCTCCTCGGTTTATAGTGAATAGACGCGGTATGATGTAGAATCAATGAGTATAACGGACGGCCAGTCGATCTGGAACATATTTGCATCGATCATGGACACGACGTCGTCTGGACCAGTCGCAGTCCAGGTTCCATCTCCGTTGTCCGTGATCCGCAACGTTGTATATGACTCAAATATGCTGAGTATAGTCGCTGGATCAGGCAAAGACGGATCGTTTTCGTCATTTCCATAAATCAGAGCTTCAAGATCGGCGATCGAACTCGTTTCCGCCTGAGCAACCGGAATTACGAGATGCGAAGTCGCTCTTGCAGTAGGCACGTCGACCGGAAGTGTGCTTATAGCCCAAGCGAAAGCAACCGGACTTGGGGAATCGCTAAGCGTTGAGTACTGATCACTAGACGGAGCAGCTGTGACGTTGTACAAGATGTGTATTTCGTTGTTGTCACGGTAACTGAGACCAAACGACGGCCTAGACTGGCCAGTAATGCCCTCAACCACACCGTTGTACGGCTCAAACTCGTCAGGATAGGTATACGCTGAGAGAGTTCCATCGAAGACCGAAGGTATGATCTGATTCAGATACTTTTGGCCATCGAAATATAGCGGAGTTGAGTTATCGTCGCCTTTCTCATCTACAGAAATCAATCCATTCCAGGGTACCCCCGGGGAATTTTCAGGATAGAGAACACCTTGGCTGACGCCTTGGGAGTAAATCTTGTTTCCATCCCAGGATATGCGCACGTGTCCTCCTGTTAGGTTACAGTTCCGGTTCCAGACAAGCCCATCTTAGGAAGATCGACACTTCCTGCTGTGATGCACTTCCAGACTTGACCGGTAACTGTGTCGTATCCCCAATCTCCTACAGAAGCTTCCTCTGGGAAGTCCAGATCGCCAGTAAGATCCCACCAGAAGGCGACATCGTCGGGCGCTTCGTCCGCATATAGATCGCCGTTGCTGAAATCGACACCCATGTCGCCAGCAAGTGCTCCAGCAGGGAAATCAGTAAGACCAGTGAGGTCATACCAGACACCGATTGGCGGATTCGTCAGAAGAGTCACAAGTTCGTCTGCTGTAGGCATGCGCGGGTCATTGTCGTCATCTCCGTAGAGAATATCCTCAAGCCGGGCGATGATGTACGCATTAACGAAACGTGTATCAAATATGAAGTGTGATGTCGGCCTGTATCCTGCTGGACTTTCTGGAAAAGTCGTAATGTTCCAGGAATATGTCTTAGCTGAAGAAGTATCAGTATTTGTGGAATGCGTGTAGTCCGCAATCTTGGCCATAGCATTGTAGACGACATGCAGTTTGTAACCAAACGACGTTCCAGCTGAATCATTACCGATCAATGTCCGGTAAGAGAAGTCAAACGTTTCCTTGGGCTGGTCGGCTACGTACAGACCAGTCGACAATCGGAGTCTGCCGGCACACGGAGCGAATTCGTTAGGTGCACCGAAGGCTTCGATCGATCCTGCAAAGTCTTCACCCGCCGGAATGTTCAGAATCTTCCTGCCGTCGAGGTAATACGGCTGAGCATCTCCGCCTTCTGGCGATTCTGTGACGCTTGCAAGACCAGACCACGGAACCGCGACCTCAGAACCGACGTAGAGCATACCTCGGTCGATTCCTGTGTGATACAGACGCGTTCCCGGGTCGTCCCAGGTAACTTTTGGCATGCTACCCCTTACTTCCCGTTTCGGCGCGCCTCTGCGCGTTCAGATCACGGTTTCGCTGAGCCAATTCACTCTGACTCATCTTCTTTTTCGGTCCGTTCTTGATGTTGCAGACCTTGATGAGCGTAAGCAGCCGATTAAGATGCCAATCCTGGCACTCGAACGGTATGCCGAGTGTAATCATCCAGTAATAGATCAATTCGGCCGTGATGATCTCTCGATTTGGTGCAGACTTCCGCTCACTGGTCCATGTGGCCGTCATCTTCGCGTTGATGTACGTATTGATGGCTTTGGAGTGGTCTTCAGTAATTTTTGACACAATGTGTTCCGGAAATTCAGAGAGACACATCATCCTGATATAGTCCAGAACTTGCTCGTCCGTTTTCTGAGTACTGTCAAGGAATGGAATCTCCCATTTGGACTCCCATTTTGACAGTGAGACCAGCGAATGCTCCAGCTCCAGCACAACGAAGGAAGAAGCAACGAACTCGTTGGTCGCCTCGTTGAAATCCTCAGATGTGGCGATAGTGAGCTGGAGCACCCGCTAATCCTTCCGATCAGGAGTGGACGAAGTACCACTCGTCGACGGACGGCTCGCTGAACACGTAGCCTGCTGCCGGCCGGGCGTTCACCACAGTGTCGGCAGTGATCGCTGGCTGAGCGCCTGCTTCCACGTCCACGCCAGCGATGCTGTAGATCACGCCAGCGGTCGACGGGATCGTGATGACGTTCGACGCGAAGGTCGGGGCCGTCGGAGCCACTGCCGTGACGGTGCCAGAGAACAGCGCGATGACGTCGTCGGGCGACGGAAGCGACGGATCGGTGCCGACGGTGCCGTAGAGGAGCTCTTCCAGATCGGCGAGAGCGGCAGAATCGACCTTCGACGAGTCGAGAACGATCAGGGCCGTCGGCTGCATACCGGATACGGACACCGGTGAGCAGTCAAAGTCCCATGAGAACTGCACCGCGGCCGGCGAGTCGTTGATCGTGGCGAAGTCCTTCTCAGACGGCGCCGCAGTGGCTCCGTACACGAGGTGGATCTTGTAGCCGAGATCCCCACTGACGTCGTTTCCGACTTTGGTGCGGTAGCACAGCCCGAAACTCTGCCGAGTCTGCTGACCCACGACGAGTCCTGCGACAGGAGCCGCTGTTCCGTCGCAAGCACCGAACTCATCCGGATAGGTGAACGCCTCGAGAGTTCCGGCGAAGGTCTCGGCCGATCGCAGGTCGAGATACTTGATGTTGTCCGCGTACTGTGGGTTCGACGCAGCTCCGCCCGGCTTCTCGTTGACCGCAGTCAGCCCATTCCAGGCGAAACCTGCGTCGTAGAGAGATGTCGAAGCGTTCAGCGGGTACAGAACGCCGTGGTCGACTCCGGTTTCGTACTTGCGGTTGCCGGTGTCGTCCCAGACAACTTGGGTCATTACTCCTCCTCAGAAGTAAACGTCATAAATATCATGGTTCAGACCTTCGGTCGTGAAATGCCGGACGTATCTGGTGAACGGCAGTTCTGCGACTTTGTCTGGGATGGCACTATCCGGATCTGAGTCAATGACAGTGATCTGCCACCGAACCTTCCGGGAATATGGAACGTTATCTGCGAACTCCACCGCTTGGTAATCCCGGTTATAGACGATGGCCGGGTACGTCATTGCGACATTTGGCGGAGGCTGGAAATATACACTCACTCCAGCCTGAAGAGAGCTGAGAACAGTTTGCAGATCAAGCCGCGTTCCCATTCCACAACCCTCCAATCGTCATTATGAGCCGCGGCCGGCGAACTTCCACGTTAGTAATAGTCCAGCGGTTTCCCTCCCACTCGACATAACGGAAGTTCATGAAGTTTGCGTAGGCGTCAGCGTCCGCCAGGATACTGAACTGGTTCTCGAGGGTGAGGTTGCTGTTGGCTTCCGGCGGAACTAGCAAAGGCGGATCCAGGCGCCTGGAGTTGCGGACTACGTCACCGTAATACGTTTTCTCGGTGATTACTTCCGCCCAGACGCCCGGAGCCGTCTCTGTACTAGTAGCTACGCCTACGGCTCCGAAGAACCGCATCGATCATTCTCCTCTAGCTACCTCAGCCGGTACGGGTGAAGATCCAGTCGTCGTCCGCACCGTCGGAGAAGGCGTAAGTGGAAGCCGCCTTGGCCCTGACATGCACGCTGTCGCCGACGGAGATTGCGGTCTGCGCACCCGCGGTCAGAGCAGAACCCTCGGTTCCGTCGTCGGCCACGTCCACGTAAGACACGTGAGTCGTGGTCGGGATGGTGACGACACCACTGACTGCGTCGAAGGTCGGAGCAGTCGGGTCGTCCAGCAGCGTGCCGGCACCGGTGAACTCGGTCACCGTGATCGCGCCCTTGTACTTGGTCATGGCGCCCGACACACGGGTCTCCATGAGGTACTTGAACTGGTTGTAGTCGATGTCGAAGAAGTCGAACATCGACACCGCGCCGCCCTTGTCGGCACCGACGGTGTAGTCGGTGAGGTTGACGATGATCCCGATCAGCCCGGTCGTTGCCTCGAGGGCCTCGCACGGGAAGATGTCGCTGACGCCCATCGCCGCGGCCAGCTCCACCTTGGTCGGGTAGAGACGCCGTCCCAGCGTGTCCTTCGCCAGCAGCATCCTGGACAGGTACGGCAGGGTGGTGTACATCACCGGGTTGCCGGAGCCGCGGTAGTGCCGCATGCCCATGACGACCGCGTCGACGATGTTGTCGGCGTTGCTCTCGCCTTCGTTTTCCTCACCGGCGACCCGGAGATCGACTTCGAGGTTGGTGACGTACATCTCGGCGTCACCGTAGATCGGGCGCACGTTTGCCGGGTTGATCTTGTCGATGTCCGCGATGTCGCGGCCGTCACCGACCAGCACGGCCCTGGCGAGCTCCTCGTCCAGCATGACGCGCATCTCGGTCTGCAGCCAGGTCACCACGTCGAAGTCGGTGATGTCCAGGATGTCGTCCCGGTCCAGCTTCTGCTTCTTGTAGATGGTCTGCGGAGTCGTGATCCGCCGGGCCACCCCGAAGAACTCCTCGCGCTTGAGACCCGCCTTGATGTAACCCTTGGCGCGGGCTTCCTCCTGCGTGATGTCCGCGGTCCAGCTGCGGATCCTGGAGAACGGGGTCTTGCGAGTGCCGGACAGCACACCGGCAACCCATTCCATCCGCCGGCTGATCCACTCCGGCGTGGTGGTGACGGCCTGGTCGTACGGGAACAGTGTGGAGATGTCGTCGATGCCGTGCGAGAGCGCGTAGCCCTCGACGGCGTCCCTCAGCGAACCGCCCTTACGGGCCGAGTCGAAGATCTCCTGGATGTCCGAGTGCGACAACGTGGCGCCTGGGACCTTCTTGTTCTTGTCATCATCGGACTGGTCGAAGACGTTACGGGTCACGTTGACGTCGCCCTTCTGGGAATGGGAGGTGGTGTTGTTGTCGCCGGACGAAGAACCGCCGGATGAGGAACCGCCGGACGTTGAACCGTTCTGAGCTGCATGGCCGACGAGTGCGTAGACGACCTTCTTCTGCTCAGGAGTGAGCGTGTTGAGAACGTCCTGAACGGATGCGTCCGGACCCAGCCCACCATCGGCCGGATCGAACAGATCGTTGTCGCCATCGTTGTCGGGATCGGGGTTGCTCGCCGTTGGCTTGGGCATGTCGCCCTTGGGAGTCCCGACCTGCTTGGGCGGCGAGACGGTCGTGCTTCCGGCGTGCTGAAGTTCTTCGCCGCTGTAGATGACGGCTTCGTCCTCGAGCACTCTGACGCCATCGCCATGCGCGATGTTGACGTTCTCGATGAACGCGCCGGGATTCGCACCCGACAGAACAAGACTGACTTCGCAGATGACGCCATGAACGACGTTCATAGCCTGCTGAACCAGCTTGTTGGCGTAGATCGAAAGCGCGTTGACGTCCTTGGCGTGCACAAGCGCCTTGGCCTGCTTGCCTGGCTCGGTGGTGTTGAAGAATCCTTCGCCCCACACACCATCGTTTCGGTTGTGCAGGATGACGTGACCTAGGACGTTGTTGGGATCGTCGTGCTGGTGCTGCCACACGAGCGGGACCTGCTGACCGTCGTTGCCCTTGAAGGCGTGAGCCATGATGACCCGACCGTCGGAGCACTTGATCCCGTTCTTGGTGACGTACCCTGTGAAGTCAGGTACCATTTTGACCGTTTACTCCTTGATCTATAGGTGTTGAAGGTGCCGGTGCAGCAATCTTGGCAACAGGGACTTTCGGTATGGCCAAAGGTGTACCTGGTGGAGGAAGTTCGCCAGCAGCTGCCGGAATGTTCTTGTTGAGAAGCACGTCGGCCTTTGGATCGTCAGATGGACGGAAGCCGATAACGCTGCGCATGTCGTTGGAGGAAAGGACTTCGTTCCTCGTAAACTTATCAGCAATCTCAGCAAGATCCTTGACCGGGACCAGCTTGAACGGATCCCTAAGATAGAGAATCCACTGACCTTGCGACCTAGCCGTTTTGGTCAGAAACGTTCTGATCATAGCTTCGGTGAAAGCCGCCAGAATAGGCTCGATCGTTCGGTTGTAGTAGTTGATCATCGTTGCTTCGTCGGCGGTACCGTTCATTACGGCTTCGGTGATGCCGAGTTGACCGTACAACATCGTCGTAAGGTACTCGATCTGGCTCATCAGATTGTTCTCAGCCGGCCGGTTCAGCTGGGTGATCTTCTCGGTACCGTCTGTATAGGCGATCCCGTACTGTGATCCCTTGAGCTGGAACTCGATCTCTTTAAGCCGCTTCTCAGCTTCCTGCCGGCGAGCCTCGGTCTTGATGACGTAAGGCAATTGAATGATGAGATCCAGGTTTCCCGACGCACTTTGCTCATCGACCGCGTCCAGAAGACTGAGCTTCCTCAGCAATCTCTGCAAAGTAGAACTTGGCTCGTTCATGACCGAGTAAAGCGGATTCTCAACGATAGCGACCATGCTCTTCGGCATGAGCACTTCTTCTTGCATGCCCTTCTTTTCGTTGTACGCTCTTACCAAGACATGTTTCGGGTACCAGTTCATGATACGTCCAGCTCGCACCGTAACGACGTCGTATCCACCGGTAACAAGGGGGTTCAACGTTGTATCGACTGGAAGAATCGCGACGGTTCCTTCATCAAAGAGTGTTTGCACAACGTCTTGCCTGAACTGACGAGCACCCTGGTCACAATTAGCTTCGACCGTTAGACAATCGTTCAGCAGACTTGGTATGTCTTCCTGATACTGACGATTGCCGTCAAGTCGTACATGGCGAACTGGAACAGAAGCAAAGTCGATCGCGATTCTGGTATAGATCGCCGACACGATCGTTTTCTCGTTAAAGAACCGGTACCGTGAACGCTCAGGACGCCTCGTATAGGACGGTCCAAGATCCGACGACGTCGCCAGTTCCTGAGGATGCTTGTCCTGCCACAGAAACGCGTTCCAAGCGTGCTTCAAACGGTCCGTGAAATTACCCACACGTCACCCCCTTTCCTACTCGAAGGAATCTTTGTTCAACTTGTAGGCCACATAGGCGTCCATCATCGCCGAAACGTTGTCGATCTTCTGATCCTGACGACGTTTAAACAATTTCCGGTTACCGTTCGTGTCCTCCATGGTGATCGCGTTCCCCATAGCAAAACTCATCAATTCCTGGTCAAATATGAGCATTCGCTCACCAGACAAGGCCTTAAGTTCACCAAGGGGAACCGATTCCGTTCTGGCACCCTGAATAACTTTCTCAATTCCGAAGGGACCATTCTCAGACTCCCAACGGGTCACAAACTCCTTCGCGTTATAGGGGTCAAAACCGAGAGCACGGACATCGAACTCGTTGTCCAGAATAAACCGCTCAAGATCCTCATATACCTCCATCATGTCCAGTACAGCACCTTCAAGGACCTGCAAACTGCCCTCGTTGATGAATTCATCATACTTCTGGCGCATAGCACCAGGAAGTTTGGACATAGTCAGACTGGAAATATAGCTTCTGGTCTTGATGCCGAAAGACCCATTACTGATGGGGAACAAGAAGGTAAAAGCGGTGAAGTCGTCGCCTTGCGAGAGGTCTGCGCCCACGGAACAAGGCATCTTCCAGAATTCACGCCTGCGATGCGGGATCGTCTCCTCATATGTGAAGAAATATGTGAAACCTTCCATTGGAATCCCGAATCGTTTAGCCAGAATATCATTTCGCGAAGCCGGAGCATTCTCAGCCCGCTCGACATCCAGCTGATACGTTTCATAACTGACGGTTTTCCCAAGGTTGGGGTTAGCCTTCAGCCATGTATCTGGATCAGCGACCTCTTCGAGTTCATCCAGCTTGTAATGCCAGATGGAAACGTGTGGGTTAATGTATTCACCCTTGAGAATGTCTGCAAGTTCCATCTTGATGGTATCGCCCGAACCATTACGGACGGTACCTTCAGAACTGACCGCTACAATGACGTAATCGTCAAGTTTAGATGCGCCTTGTTCCAGTGCACCGATAACATCTTCCCGCAGATCTCCAGACAGCCATTCATCGATAGTCGACACCTTTGGCCTGAGCCCTTGAAGCTTGGCTATGGCCATGGGCCGAACTTCGAGCAGCGAACCGGTCAGGAAGTTCTCAACACCTTTCTTCGTACTTGCCAGCTTCACACGATTGGCTCTACTGCCCGTCGTATTCTGCAAAGATCCCTCAGTGAGGAATTTGAATAGCGGACCACGCGCCCGTGTGATAGCGGTACGGAAAGGCGACATCACTTCTTCGGCTTGCTTCATTGTCGGAGCGGTAGTTATCTGATGGGTTGTCGAAGTGTCAACATTCAGAAAATATGACTGAATGCACTCTTCGTACATGGACTTGGCCGCACCACGAGCTACGATCAAGTATTGTTTATTGACCAGTCGCTTGCAGATCCGTTTCCGGACGTAATGACCACCATGGCCATCGTCGTTCGGAACGTAAACGCTTCTTTCGACGAAATAGAACCATGCGAGAAGCTGTTCTGCCCACAGTTTGAAGCTGTCAAGCAAATGGAAATTGCTTCCATCTGTAAGCGTCAGTTCATTCTCGCAGTAGAGGACGAAACCGTTGATCGCCTCATCGTCGTAGTAGAAGTTTGGATCGGCGATGAGATCGTCGATGCGATTCATCTCCATTGAGATTTCCCGGTTAACCGGAATTTCTCCACGAAGAACAGCAGCACGGAACTGGCCATAATATATGGGAGTCGCCGTGTTCGACAACGTCATCGTCTATCCTCCCTACCTTGAGTTAGAACGGCAGAAGGAACCACTGCCAAGTCGGTGCGGCGCTTCCGACCCACGCGATCGTGCTGCCGTCGCGAACCAGGAACATCCCCGCGATCCTTGCGCCGACAGTGACCCCGTCGACCTTGACGGCGGTGACCGTACCGGCGGTGATCTCGACCCACGCGGTGTAACCCGACGTATTCTTGGCCGTGACCGTGGTGGCAGGAACAGCGGGCTTCTCCGACCAGTCGCCGAGATTCAGGGTTTCGTTGACGGCCTTTTCGGTGGTTTGGAGTTCTTGTTCGTCGGGCATTGTTTCTTTCCTTTGTTTGGAAGAACTCTGAAATTGCAGTATTCAGGAGACGTTCTTGATGAGATGCTCAATCCCCTTCGCGGCATACTTACCAGCGTAGACAGTAGCTTGCTGCTTAGCCACGTCACCGCCAATCTTGAGAACGTCGTTCAGAACCTTCTGACCGGTACTGACGTGCGCCGGGTTCAGCCGACTGTGCTGACTCTCGAGATTCATCCGCGAAACCAGATGCTGAAGATCGTCGTTGGACAAAGCGTCGACGCCGTGTTTCTTGACTGTCGCTCTGAGCTCGTGCGTTCTGGCTGAATCAGCCGACACGTGAGATGATCCCGCACTTCCGTCCTTGCGCTGGCCCCACTTCATGCCCTTGACGCCGAAGTGAGCAAGGAACTCTTCGACAGTCATTTCATGCTTCAGTGTGCCGTCTGGATTCCATGTATCGGGAATCATGTTTGTCAGTTTGAGTGCCCTAGCCCTTTTCATGGCGTGTCGGCGAACTGAATTTCTCCGGGCTTCCTCAGACTCATCCCCGTTTGGAGTAGCACGACCGACGGCCTTGATTGCATCACTTAGTTCTGATGCGTTTCTGATGTAGAACGATCCGTCGGGCATCGCAACACCAGCCTTTGAGAGGGCCTGGCGCATTGCTGCTGTTGGTTCAGCCACTTTTAACCTCCTCTCATCAACTCGTGTCGAACCAGATCGATCCATCGGCGACAGCTCCAGGATCCGTATCACTGACGTAGTTTGCAGCGCCAGTTTGGGGCACCCAGTTGGTGCCGTCAAATATGACGTTGACGCCAGTAGCACCAGGAGGACCTGTTTCGCCTTGAGGGCCTTGCGGGCCCATGATTTCGCCGACAAGAACCTTACCCACATTTCCTCCTTTCAGCTAACGGCGACCCACACACCGTTGATCATGACTTTGGGTACAGCGGGTACCCAAACACCGCCCACTCGGGCTTTCACCACCGCATTCAGCCATTCACCATTAAAACGAACGGCGACTGGACCTAGCCTGATCGCATGAATCGTCATCTTCGAAAGAGAAACGCCGCCATGACCTATGGCTTTTTCTACAACGGAACCGGTCAGTGCCATTTTCTTCATGGCAACGCCACCAGTACCGTAATGTCTAGCTGTGCCTGCTCCAGACAAACTCATCTTCTTCAGGGCAACGCCACCAGTACCTTCGTCACCGGTGAGAATTGTCGGCCCCATGTAATCAGAGTTTGAAAGTCCTACATCGTCCATATAAAGAGTAGCGCTCGCGACTGACAAGGAACTAATTCCGTACTGAATCTTGGCTATTGGCCCGGTGGTATTAAAGGTCGCAGCAGATGTCTGAACGTCGTCGGCGATCAGCGAATCAGCAGTGTTGTACTGCTTGAATTCGATTTGACCAGCTGTTGGAGAACCTATAACACGGCCCTCTATACGAATCCAGTGACCAACTCTAACCGGAACCACACCAACTATCTGGCCACTACCGGAAGCGCCGTCATTGAATTGCAGAATGCCTGCAGATGTAACTTGTATTCGTGCACATTGAACGCCGTTTGCGTCCAGAAATTCAACAAAAGCCAGAGTTGATGCTGGAAGAGCTGGAAGGAACAGATAAGCTCTGAAGAAACCCTCATCCAACGTTCCCTGAAGCTGATCAGACCACGCAAACCAGGCAATTTCTCCTGTAGCGTCAGTCGTAATCTTGACCGCCAGCGGAGTACGCGCCGGATGATCGTTACTGAACTTGATCGTAGAACCTGCGCCCCGATGAATGTTATCGAAATACGATCCCGACCCACCGAGCAGCGAATTCCTGACGTAGTTCAGCCCAGCAATGAGACTGTAGCCGATTCCACCTGATTGAGTGCCTGGAAGCAAGTTCCACTCAGGATAGTTTGTGCCTGAGTACCAGACCGCACCGCCGTTAGGCTTTCCGGCGATCTTCCGGCCCGCAAACAAGTTACCTATGTACTGATGCCAAGTTTGCCATTGAGCCACAGTCAGCGGACTAGCTACGCCTTGCTGATCTGCACCCCATTCGAACACCCAGAAAGGAACCGGGCCATGCACGGTATTATTATCAGCGAGATCCGTGATGCTGACCGTAGCCATACCGTTCGGCTGGTCCAGATACCAAGGATCAGAGTTGATGAGAAGGTTTCCGTAAGCGTCTGCACCTACAAACCAGACGTGCTGATCGCCAGGATAGAACTGCTGATAGTTTCCGCCAGTTCCGTGGTTGGTAGCAACGTCGTAACCGACGGCAAGACCACTATCGGCCGGAATTGTTGTCACATACGCAGTAGGATTCTCTACAACCTGCGCGTAATAGTTGTACCAGGATATGAAAGCATTTGCTGACGCCTGGCCAGGGTTAGCTTTGCCCGCGCCTGATACATCAAACGACCCGTTGCCGTTCGCTTCCGAGTTCAGCACACAGATCGGCTCTGGAGCACCCTTGGAAGCCGCATACGTCTTGAGCGAGTAGATCGTACTCGCAAGATTATGCCGATCAGCAACAGACTTCTGAGGTGGAGATGCTGAAGAGCCCGGTTTGATACAGAAGACGATCTTAGTGCCCTTGTCGATCAGGTCAGTAAGATCGTTCGGAATCGCTGACTGCGTAGTGTAATAGTTATCATCACCTACGAACCACTTCTGTACTGTAAGCGCCGGAGAACCATCCAGGCCACTGACCTTACTAGGGTACGAATGTCCACCCGCGGTAACGTCTACACCGTCAGCGTAATTGGCGGTCTGAAGCCGGGTAAAGTTGGGATTCGTTCCAGTCAGATCCTGGACGTTTAGGTTGTAACCCTTCTGCTGCGCTGTGTGACCAGCCAGACCAGTAGAACCAGACCCACCACCGCCAGTATTGCCGTCAGCACCTTGAGTGAGATCGAGCCCATCCGCACCACCTTCGAATGTATTGACAAGAGACACACCAGCACTGGCAGTTGCTGATTCTGAGCCGATGCCTGTCAGCTTCATCTTCTTCAAGATGACGCCGCCAGTACCAGAAACCTTCTGAAGCTCTATCCCGGAGCCAGACAAACTCATCTTCTTCAGAGTAATGCCGCCGATAGCTGCGACAGTCTCTGTTCCAGCAGCAGACAAGCCCAGTTTGTGCAGTATAACGCCACCGGAACCAGCGTTTATCTGCATACTCGTGCCCGCAAGGCTCATCTTGTGTATGTCGACACTGCCGGTACCCGAAACAGATCCAGGTTCGGTTCCAGTACCAGACAAACTCATCTTCTTCAGAGCAATACTTCCAGTACCGGCATCTTTCTCTGAACCAGCAGAAGACAAGCTCATCTTCTTCAGGTTAACGCCGCCACTACCAGTGAGAATCGTGGGGCCCATGTATGCTGAGTCGGAAAGACCCAGATCATCAAGAAAGAGCGTCAAACTAGGCACTGCAAGAACGATGACGCCGTATTTAACGGCGGCGATAGGCCCTTGAGTGTTGAATGTTGTCGCTGAAGTTTGCGTTTCGGTAGGCGTGAGTGAATCGGCCGTGTTGAACAGCTTCATTTCCAGCTGTCCTACAGTTGCCGATCCAGTAACGAATCCTTCTACGCGAATCCAGTGACCTGTTCCGATTGACGCCGTAGTGGCTATCTGATTTCCGGATCCAGAAGCCGCATGGAAGCTTAGAGTTCCATCGGTTTCTATCTGAAGCCTGGCGCATCGAGTACCAGACGCATCGTCGAACTCCGCCACGACAAGTTCAGAAGAAGGAAACGCAGTCAGGTAAATATAGATCCGGAACCAGAGCTTGCCTACTGTTCCGCCGCCTAGTTGCGCATTCCAGCCTATATACGCCGTTTCGCCAGTGGCGTCTGTTGTGAATTTGACACCTTTTGGATTACGTTGCGGATGACTGTTACTAAAAACTATCGCAGCGCCTGAATCGATACTGACTGTATCGAAATATGATCCTGAAGTACCGCCTGTGTTGCCGCCAGAACCCTGCGTGAGAGTTGCATTATTAGTGCCACCCTCAAACGTGTTAGTAAGAACAAGACCCGCCGATCCAGTGTCCTCTATCGAACCAGAACCAGAAAGCCCCATCTTGTGCATGCCAATACTGCCGGTACCCGAGTCGGGAACTCTAGCAATATAAACGACAGCCTGTCCGCCGCTCCCAGAAGCCAGCGAACTCGCAAGGACCCAGTTCAGTCCCATTGAATCCGACATTGCTGGAGCCAAATTGAACATTCCAGAAACTAGAGCCACCAGAAGCGATCCAATTGGTGGAGTAAATGCTGCAGTAGTAGCTGCTGCACTAGTAGTTACCGTCGTTAGTGCTGGACTACTCGCATCCTCGGCTATAACATTAACACCGTCGGATTTCACTTCGAATAGCGAGATACCACCGATAGTTCGCGTGTTTGTATAACCGATGTTCGCTGCACCAAGACTGGCTGTATCCGCAGCCGACTTGCACGTCGCGTAACGACCACCGTTCGTCGCATCTGTGACGTTGTCGATCGCAGTAGTACTTGCATTGACAGCAAATCCTGAAGAACTGCTGTTAAGAGCTGCTCCATAAATACGACTGCCTATTTCGGTAGTCGTAATCGAGAGATGCTCGGCAGAACTTGTGTTACCGGCCGCGCCGTCCTGAATTGCAGCGACGTTTGTCAGAACTTTAACCCGAAGGTTGATCCCGTTCGCAAGTTTACTTGCGGTGGCGTCTGCCGTAACGGTCATGGACATTGCGGCCTCCTCTCACTGGCCTGGAAGGGACTACTCGGTCAGCGTGATGGCAAAGCTTGTGACCGAAACGTCCTCGGCAGCGACGATCGAGGTCGACGCGAGCAGCAGATCCGCCGTCCCGCCCGTTGCCGCGACCGAACCGTCGAACACGACTGACGTGCCGTCAGACTTGAGCACCCGGAACCATGCCGCCGTGCCGGTAGCATCCGCCGAGGTGTCGTCTGTGATCGAGTTGGCAGTAGCCGTGACGATCTTCGAGCCGGCAGAGCCGGAAGCGACCGAAGAAGCAAAGGCTGTTGCGTTGAGAGTCAGTGTGGCCAGCAGCGTCTGTGCACCAATCGCAGTGTTGGCGTCGGTGGGCTGACTGCCGGAGTAGATCTTGAGCGTTCCGCCGTTGCACTTGACAGCGACAGCATCGACTGCGGCCTTGGCCGCCTCATCGGAGAAGAAAGGATTGTGCGCCATGGATTGATCTCTCTTTCAGAGTGGTGAGAATACGAACAATGAAGAATCTTGTTCGACTTGTATATTTCGGCCATGAATGCCCATCTTTGGTAGCTGAACACCACCTGCGCCTGAGATTTTGAGCTGGCCTGAACCAGTAACACTCATCTTCGAAAGTTGTGCACTTCCTGAGCCTGGAATTTTGAGCTGGCCTGAACCAGTAACACTCATCTTCGAAAGTTGTGCACTTCCTGAGCCTGGAATTTTGAGCTGGCCTGAACCAGTAACACTCATCTTCGAAAGTTGTGCACTGCCAGTACCAGAATCAGCGACATCGTCAGATGGCCCAACAAGTACGTCCAACCAGAAGTTTGATGAATGACCGCCATTATCGTCCAACGTTGGATAATGCGCTGTTGGATCTTCGCCTGACGTATCGTATGTTTCCTGAACAGTGCCATTAGGCTCGGGATTCGTGCCGTCGTTTGCTGAAATCGTTGAGAAAATCGTCAAAGGCCCGTTAACGATACCGTTGACGTAAGGATCACCACCGCGGAATTGGAAAGCCGTATCGTTAAAGTTTCCCATAATTCCAAGAACCGCTTTGTAACTTGTCTCAGAAGTAAGAGCCAGTGGTGTGGGCAACGCCACGTAATTCCACTCACCAACGATCATATCGCTGATCGACACATCCGAATCCGTTATCACAGTGCCTGTTGTAGCACCGGTAATTTCCCACAATGCGAAATCGGCAGTTGCCGGTTGACCAGAATCCGATCTCCAGCAAGAATATCCATACAAGAACTGATCGTCTTCTGTGACTTTGAAAGCCATCCCCATGACGATAGGACCGGTGTAAGATACAGACGATTCCGGACCTGTAACTGCGTTTCCATCGACACCGAAGGCGCTATATTGATTCATTGGTGTCCTCAGAAGCCGGGTGTATAACCGGCGTACCAATCGGTTGCCGATAGACGGAAGACCGCGCTGATGATGTCAGTCTTTCCTGCAGAGGAAAGATCTGGTTCTCCAGCATCGCCGAAGTTCCAGCCATTGCCCCAGGTAACCGTATGATCGTTCGCCGTCAGCTCCAACGTGATGTGCTGACCATCGACACCACTAATTGGCGCATCGATTGTGCAATCGCTAGTCAGCGTCAGATAGAACACGTTTCCAGCCATTGCGTCTGGCGTAATCACAGAAGCAAATTCCAATTCCACGACCATCGGCTTATAGACTGGCGTATCCGTAGTCTCATCTCCGAATGGATCGCTTGGTGGATTCAATTGCTCAGCTACGACGTTGATTTGCCAAATATGCTGAGCAGCCATGTTCTTGAGTGCGTCGATTCCGAACGAAGTTCCTGGCGGATCGAACGAAAGCCGGACAAACGCAAATATGTATGCCTTGATGAGGTTCAGCAAGGTAGCGTTTGAGACATAATTCGACCAGAGCGTTGTGTTATCACTGATCGAGAAACCGGAATCCGAGCCAACGCCAGCCATCTGGAGAGACCCGAATGCTCCGTTGATGAAGAGCGTAATATCGAGATCGAACGCTTCGTAGTCCGGGTCAAAACCGAGAGTCTTCTTGACCGAATCAAGAATGCTGTCGGGATTTGCTGTGCTCATCGGGTCTCTCCAGCTTGGCTAGTCAGATCAAGTGTTGATCACGAACGAGACGTCGTTCTTGCCGTCATCGACACGGTGCGCGACGAAACCGTTGATGCCGTCCGGTACGTCGACCGTATCCGCGCTGTCGTAGGTGAGATGGACGTCTTGCGAGTTGCCGTTGCGGGTGTCCACCTTGACCTCGGCGTCGCTGTTCGAGAAGAACCGGACGGACTTCGCGTTGGTCGGCAGTGCGATGGGCGTTGCTCCGATGCCGGAGTTGAGAAGCATTGGTTCCTCCTGATAAGTTGATGGATCTGACTTGGGTGACGGAGCTCCAAACGTCGCCAAGTACTTGGCGAGATTGCCCCGGAAAATCGAGGCATCACACGGACCGGAAACGCCGGCCATGACCTTGCCGTCGGTGAATTGCCACAAGTTCTCTCCTCGCAGAGCCGGATCGGACTGCCCGTAAGCAGCGACCCACCTATGCGAGCCTGTTGGCACTTCGCCGAGGTGCGCAAGCCAGAATGCCGAACCGGAATACACCCCTTCGTCGCTCAGGAAGTCCTTGAGCAGATTGTGAGCTTCTGCGAGAAACGCAACGGCTCGAGGAGACTGGTTTCCGGCCCCTTCTTCGTCGTCACACCAGATCGTGTCCCCGATTCGCAGACCGCCGTTGGCGATGACTGTCTGTGCGAAGAACCGGCCTTGCGTAGCAGCATCCACTGACGCCGTCATGTAGCCGTAGTGGCCGATATGCAGTCCCGCGGCTCTTGCTGCCCTCACGCTGCTTGGATAAGCCAAGTCTACGTGAGAAGCAGAGTAAGTCGCTCGCATGATGACGACTGGATGGTTGCTGCCGTCAGGTTCTCTGGCGTCCCGGTAAGCAACCGAGTTGGTCAGCGGATGAAACTCGTTCGTATCTGCGATGATCATGTGCCTCTCCTACCACAACTTAGTGTCGCCACGCCGGCGTTCGGTGAATGGCCGTTCGAGTTGATCTGCTGACCCGAAATGGATCGCATTATGCGTCCGGAGCGAAACTGAGATCAAATACTCGGGATTGAGAATCGCCTGATCGTGATCCTTCACATCACGAGACGCAATTGGGTTCATGTGATGGACGATGATGTCGTTCCATACTTCATGGCCCTCAACGCCAAGATCAAGACCAAGATCCCTTGCGATGACCTCTTGACGGACTCGTTTCCACTCTCTGGACGTGTAAAACGCCTGATTCAGCCATCTTTCGAAGCCGAACGTTGCAGCACCCACGTTGGAGTACTCTCGCAGGTAATCGTAGCGTCCTTCGAAGTCTGGAATCTCGATAAGGTCAGAATATGTCCTGGTTTTAATCATCAAGCTCCTCCGGATCCGGATGACCGGAATAAGCACGCATTGCTTTGATCGCTGCCTCGTAAAGTTCTTCGACTCGTGCCGCCGAAGCTAGATTCTCGACTTTAGCTTTAAGAAGTGCGTTCTCATTCTGCAATCGTGCTTGTTCGAGCTTCTCACGACTCGATGCGAGCTTCAAGAAGTGCGTTAGGACCTGTGAAGACGCTTTTCCCGCCCGAATCTGCTTTTCAGCGAGGTCTATGGCCGCTGAAACGAGCTGATTCTCTCTTGCCTCGGGAGTTGTGGCTGGTGGACGCTGAGATCTCGAAGCTTTGTTACCAGAACCCATACGTTCACCTCCACTCGTGGGGACTTTTGGTTTACAGAAAAGGACTTTCTAAGTGCCTCATGAGGAGGCGCCGGAACATCCCTGTACCATCCGGAGAGGCCGGAAGACGGCCGAAACCAATCGAACGAGGCTCAGGGGGCATACCTCGCGCGGTTCCGAAGGGGTAATCACGACGCCCCCGCAAGAGGCACTTAGAAGCTGTCAGGCGATCTCCCAATCGTCAGCGAGCAGATCTGTCTGCGAAGCGACCCAAGGAACACACGAACCGTCGACCGTGCGAATGTCGATGTGCGATCGGTAGTTGATCTTCGTGCCTTCGGGATAGATGCCGAGCAGTGGTGGACGATTGACCGCGAAAGTACTGCCTGACACCAGGTACAGAAACTGATCCTTGCCGTTCCAACCCGCACGGGTAAGCTTGTGACCGTCCTTGAGGAAACTGAGCGCCTCGCTGAAGCTCAATGACTTCTCCACGTCTCTCCTTTCAACCCCTCGATGATCATGAACCCTGTGCCAAAATTCCCGCCGGGGCATTTTTAGGCAGCGGGCGATGCAGAGGGGGGGCCAAATTTTCATAGACCCCCCGCCCTACCCTTAAACATTTTGAAATTAATTTATAACGCTGCTTCTGGAGGTCGAACTGCTTTCCTGTACAAACCGCTAACATTCAAAATGCAAATTTCGTCGATTGCGTCTTCGATCGACTGTTCGACGTCGTCATCCGACAAGTCCAAACTAACATTTGCAATTCGAGCGAGCAGTCCAGGTGTGTCGTACCCTTGGCTCTGGTCGTAGGTCCACCACTCATCGTAGTTAGTGAAAGGATTCCAAGGGTTGTCGACAGTAGTCAGCATGTGTTCGACAGAGTCGTCAGCCATCATCCTCCCTAACGGTGAAGAGCAGTGTTGAGTGTACTGACTGGTATGCCTAGTGAGTCAGCGATCTCTGCCTGTGTGTAGCCTGATGCTAGCCTAGCCTTAGCTATAGCCAGCTTAGACGCAGTCATTACAGTAGCTGCTCTCGGTGTGGCTAGCTTACGTACACGATCAGCATCTGCATTCTCAAGGATCTGACTAAGCTTACTGCCACTGATTGCGCCCTGTTGGATCGCCTTCCATTCGCTATCTGTTATCTCTACTTGATTCTTCTTAGCACCTACCCGATCACGGGCGGCGGTGAGTGCTTGGCCCTTGACCTTCTTAAGATCGGCGGCATCCATACCGGGATTATCCTGGCGCTTGGCCGTGACTACTGCATTAGCAATCAGTTGTGCTTGACGTTCGAGTGGCTTGTTCTTAAGGGCAAGGTTAAGCTTGGCATTGAGTGATGCCACCTCTGAGTGGTACGTCCGCTTAGCAGTAGGTGAGTACCGCATGCTGCCCGTTGAGAAGGCGGACTTGCGTGCACTGTTAGCCAGGGTCTTCATTGCATTCGAGTGGTCTGCATAGATGTTCTCTATGGGCATACCACTAGACAATGACCTGGCGTCCTTGGCCTCTGCTAGCTTAGTGGATGATGAGGTACGGACAATCGTTCTGCCCTTGGCATCCTTGAATGACTCACCTGTTTCTTCATAGACTTTCTCACCTGTCGCTGGGTTAATAGCGCCACCCTTTGATGCAGGCCTTAGTCTACGTTCTGGAACCCTGATCTCTGAACTGGCTCTTGATACGATGGTAGATGCACCAGCAAGACGGCCAGTAGAACCGCGACCCTGATACTTCTCTTTCAGTGAAGCAATTCCGTTGTCGAGATAAGACTGCTTATAGTTCAGGTTGTGTTTCTCAGCATCAATCACAACCATTGAATGACGAACTGCTCGAGCAAGCTCGTCAGGCTTAGCGCCCTTAATCGACATATCAGTGATCAGGTTTGAAACATCACCCATCTGTTGCTGCTTAGCGCGAGAGGTGATCGTCTTCATTCCTGTATGAGCAGGATACATCTCTTTGGGATCGAAGTCTTTCAGGCCACTCAATGGTGCAGAGGTCTTAACTTCTCTCTTGTTGTTCGGGATGACGAGAACTGTGTCGCCATCAAAGTCGGCACCTGACAAACGTTCAGCAATCTTGGGATGAATGCCAATGGCGTCGATAGCATTGCCGAGTGCTGCCCTTGATTCGGCATGCTTGTTGTTTACTGTAGCTTCAGGTATCTCGAAAGGCCCACCATGAGGGAAGCGAACTAGCGCGACCTTTTCACCATTACGGTAATTAGGCGCGTAGACTTCCCCTTCTTTCAAGGTCTCGATAGGAAGGATGACATGCGTTCCTTGCCGAGGAAGTGCTGCTGCCTTGAGATGCACTGAAGCTGAGTCAGCGCTATCTGCGAACTTCTCAAGCAAAGCTTTCTTTACGACAGGGTTGGTGAGACGCATGATCTCATTAAGCTCATCCTTGCGTGAAGCCAACGCAAGATCGAGCTGTCGCTTAGCCAGAGCAGTGCTCTGCTTCGACAAGACCTGACTAGACAGACTGCGAGACCAGTCTTTCCAGTCGCCTTCTTCGTTCACGATGTTCATTGGCGAAAGCTTGCGCTTACCTGAGGAATCCAGGTAATGCCTTTGACGAACAGTAGAACCGAAAGGATTGTCTTCGTCCTTCTGTACTTTCATGACATCAAGCTTATTGCCTGTGTCGTGTTTGTTCGTGTTGAACAGCAGATCTACCCCATGAGGCAGATCGTTCTTGTACATCGCCATGCCTTTGAGGTAGTGTGTTCCATCGACGGCGATGCGTACTTGTGCGTACCGAGCTGAACCCAGCGAAATGTCTTTCACACCAGGACGCACATAGATGACCCCATCTGCTTTGGTTCCACCTTGTTCGGCGTAACGAATACCAATGCGGCTGGAGTCAACGTTTCGAGGCGGCTCTATACCTAGATAGGTATGACCGCCGTCTTCACTGTACGCAGCGATCGATTTGATCTTGGTTGGATTCTTGACGATGTCGACGTACTTGGTTCCGGGCGGAGCAAGAACCTTGATGGTCGTCTTCTTGCCCGTGCCTAGTTGAGCGACCTGAACGTTGTGTAGTTCATAGCCTTCTTCACGGAGCACAGCAGCCGCAGTCGAAAGCCTTGTATTGGTAATGCCGAGATGATTCTCGGTGCCTGCACCAATGTCCAGATAACCGTCTTTGCCTATCTTGTCTCGAAGAAGGTTCGACGTAGTGATCAGAATGTCTTTCTTGTCTGCCTGAGATGGATCAAGCAATGCACGAACTGTTGATTCGTTGACCTTCATACGCTGACCGATAGCCGTGTTCGACATGCCTTTTGCCTTAAGCCTCACGGCTTGGGCAGCATCGGCGGCACGAGTTTCGTTCTTGGCAATTGCACGAGCAGCTCTGAGTGCAGTTGTCGTTGTCCCAAAGCCTGCTGCTATCTGAATCTCAGACAGACCTTTGGCTTTGAGACTTTCGACATAACTCAGAAAGCCACGACTTTGTTCGACACTTTCACCAGAACCCCACGGATAGCGGCCAGATCGGCGAAGAACTCCGTAGTGAAACAGTTCAGCTGTACCGACCACTTATCCACCCACCTTAAGATTCTCGATGAATTGATCGAACACGATGATCTTGCTCATGATGTGAGCGATGTCGTTGATGTCTGGCTCGATGATCACAACTTCGTCATTTTGGTAGATGCGAAGCTCAATACCAATCTCACCAGGCTTGTGTGCATACTCGAGACAGAACAACGCTGCGTAGATCTCGAGCTGATGCATCGATCCGTTGATGATGCCAGTCTTCAAGTCATGAACACGCAAGTGATTTCTCGAGAAAGAAATAGCATCAGCTGTCCCATAACAATTTGGCGAATAGAACAGAATTTGCTCAGTCATCATACGGAAACCGATTGCGTCGTTCACGTACATGTTCAGCGTCTTGCTGGAACGCGGCAACTTGATGCCGAGTCTGATGGCGTTGTGCGCAAAGGCGTGAAGCTCGGTGCCTCTCCTAGCTGCCTGTGCGTTGGTGTACGCTTCTGTCAGTTTCTCGGTGTCGTAGTTTATCCAGTGATACTTGCTGGCGCTGAGAAAAGCGTGCTGGCCCACGAGATCGAAGTGCGAGTTGAAGTTCATGCAAGACGTCTCTCTCGTTAGTGGGATTAATGAAAGCCGCGAAAGACATGGCGTCCATCAAATCCACGTAGTACCCCTGATTTGGCTGAGTCCTTGATCTAGATCCGGCCTTGCATTCGAGAGCAGCCCACGTTTCTCGCCAGAGGATCAGCAAGTCGGGAATGCCCTGAAGATAGTTCGCATCTCCTTTGACGATGAGACACCCGGGAAACATCTTCCGGAGTTTGCGGATTAGCTCACGCTGGAATTTGCTCTCGATCTGATTCACCTCCTTGAATGGTGGTCTGGACCGCCTCTAGCACCCCAATACTGGAGACGGTCCAGACGACAAACGTGATGAGCTCTCTATCGCTTCCCTCGCACTAGGCTTATGTCAGAGCATTGCGCATCACCTGCCTCACGAAAGACAAGAGGACGTGTACTAATCTGGCAACGATTAGCATGCGTTCTCTACTTCCTTCTATTATAGGCCATGTTTTTTTCGCGAGTTGGACATTTGGGCGCAAACAGGATTCCCCTTGGAGTGAAGTTGCGCTCATTCGCAAACAGACACGAAAGTGGACATAATTCAATCCGGACAAAAGGGATTCCGCTCGAAGCGAAACGACATTTCCAGGCAAACCGGGCATGAAATGTGCGCTTGTGCGACTTTTTTTTGTAAAAGACTTTAAATTTGTGTTAAACTCGTAATCCCCTTATATTATTACTATTACTATTACTATAAGAAGAAAACTAGCACAAGTAGCACAAACACAGATTGACCTGGGGAAACTAGCGTAAGAAAATTACGCAAAAGTAGCACACTGTGCGGTTTTTAATCGCGCAAATGTCCAACTTGTCCTACTCCATTCCCGCTATCTGTTTCATCCCTTTTGTCTCATTGAACACGCGTTTTTCAGAAAGCGCACAAAAAAGCGCACAATCGATCAGGCTAGAGGACCTCAGAATGTAGTATCTGAGATCTGTGTATGGCGTATTTAGCCTATCGATGCGGCCCTTTGCCTGCTCCACAGCACGGTAAGAATAGTTCATCGAGTAGAATGCCATCGTATCTGTCTCTATGCAGTTCCATCCTTCCGCCCCCGCGGCGTACTGCACGAGGTAGATCCACTCGTCTCCTTCAGGTATCGGCTGATGTTTGTGACCATTCCATTCAGCCACAGTTGTGCCGATGTTGCGAAGGCTCTCCAACTCGTAATCGAAGTTGTAGAAGACAATGAGTCTTGGATGCACGACAAGGAGATTGCGAATAGCCTCAAGTCTCGACGAATCCGAATTGACGACTCTTCGCATGAGGCTGAAAAGTTCTGAAACGTTCTGGATAGGTCGTTGCTCAAGATAGTTCCATCTCCTCTTCCATACCGTGTCGAACAGTTCCTTGTCGTAGCTGACAAACACGTCCTCCTGATGCCTGACGGTTTTCCGCTCGTATGGCATCTCGACAAGGATGCTGTGAAGGTAATCTGCCAGCTTGTGGGTTCCAAGAATTCGCTCAACCTTCGGGTACTTAGCGAATCGGCTGAAGACCACATGCTCCCTCACGAACTCTGTCCGGTTCTTATAGAAGCCGTTGGCAATGAAGACCGGTATGTAGTCCAGCCATGTGTCACCAGGCGTAGCACTCAGCAAGATCCACTGATTGGTCTTGGTCACCTGCAGGAACGCTTTGACCCATACTCCTGATCCCACCACTCTCTGCTCGTCGAAGATGAAGAATGCATTCTCCACGTCCTCGTAGTCCAGCAAGTTGTTCCACGAGTCGACCACCACGTCTACGCCGTACAGTTTTGCCTCTGCTTGCCAGTCGCCGCTGTCCCGCTTCTTCGCCGTTGTGATCACATACAAGGCGGTCCAAGGCGCAAGTGTGATGTAGTACGCCATGGCCGTTCTGGTCTTGCCTGTGCCTGTGCCTCCCTTGAGAATGTTGCCATTACTCAGCTCATTCACCGCCTTCTGCTGATGCGGCATGAGTGGTGGGTTGACTATCATGATCCTCCGAAACAAATAGGGCACGTTTAACCGAGGCGGGGGGCCATTTCTGACCCCCCAACCTCAGCATCTGCCTAGCTGGTCTTCGTCTTGCTGCCGTTCCCGGTCTTCGCCGCGACTTCCGCGTCCTTCGCCGCTGCTTCGTCTGCCGGGTTGCCCGCCGGATCCATGGCCGGCTGACTCACTGCCGTCGGGTCTCCCTCGGGCTCCGGGATCGGCTGGGCCGTCTTGACCGCGGCCACCGCCTCCTCGCTGCGTGCGTCCTGCACCCGGCTGTTGTGCCACACCAGGTCCGCGAGACGGTGCATATCCTCCATGAAGCTGTCGAAGGTCTCGTGCTTGTTCGCAATGGCGGTCAGGTCGTTGTGGGTGACTGGGCTGACGTTGTCCAGGGACATTCTGTTGTTCCTTCTTGTGTTGAGGTTCTGCAAGGGGATGATCAGGTTACGAGATGGACGTCTTCTGGGCTAGGAACAATGTACTCGAGCATATCGCCAAGTTGCATCGGATAAGACGAGATGTATAGTTCATTCTCGTCCTTGTCGTAGGCGACTACGTGAAGATAGTGTACACCTACCACAATCTTCTTGTACTGAATTACGTCGTTTGGCTTTACTGAGTATCTCTTCCGTTTCAGTTCACGGCCTCGTCGGTCGTAGGCGATCACATCGACATGCACCATAGTCGCTATGATGCGTCTAGCCTCTTCGACGGCTTTCTGCTGAGCATATGACGATAGCTTATTCAAAGTACTCATAGCTCCTACTAGATCTTCTCAGGGAATGTTTTCAGGTGCGCATCCACCTCCTTGAGTTTATTGCGGTAGGCCTTTTCGTCGTCAGTGCCCCGGTATACGCCGGACACGTCGAACTCGATGCCGGGATTCCACAAGGCGTGAATGAGTTCCTGGCGGAATGTGGTTGCTTCGTACTGACTGAGTGTGGTGACGTCGACGTCTGCGAGCGCTACCTCTTCGCCACCTGTGCTGTTGACACCCATCAGTTTCCTGAATCAGGCGGAGTGTATGGAGGCCGGCTGGGTTTCCAGTCAGTCTGATCTTTCTCGAGCGCTTCCTTGGTTGGCCCACACCGGGCAAGCCACATCTCGCACTCGTCCAGCTTGGTGGCGGCCAGGCTCCTTTCCCGGCTCGGTTCGTACTCCTCGAGGAGCTCACGCATCCTGGCGAAGTGGTAGGTGGGGTTCATCATCCTGGTACCCTTTCCCTGAAGAGAATGCCCGCGTTCTGCATTACCCTGATCGCGTTGATGGCCTGCTTCTGGGTGAGACCCGATGCCGACAGGGCAGTCAGCACTTTGTACAACGTGTCGTCGGTGTGATGTTCGGCTGGCGGATCCGTATTCTGATGTGCCTTATAAAGCGCTGCCTCCGCACTGCAATTAACGCACAGTCCAGGACCACCACAGCGGGCGATTTGAATAGGCCGGTCCTCAGAAATCATGACAGTGCCTGAGATGTGATGACCGTGTGCGGTCCAGGCCATTACTCCTCCTCTGGCTCGTCGTGCATCATCACAGCCACCGCTGCACTGTCCGGCACGTCGTAGTACTTCTGCTCGAGCTCGTCCTCCCTGATCGTCACGTAGATGGACTTGAGGTAGGCCTTGACCCCGGTCTTCCCACTCACCTCCCACTCATATGGCCTGATGATCATGTCGACGTTGACGATCTCGGCCCAGTCCAGCAAGTTGACCATGCTCTCATCGAGTGGCGTCTTGCCGTGACCGGTGATCAGAACGATGCGAGGCGGGTTCTTGCCGAAGGCGACACTGACCTCGAGCCTTGGCTGTGGTTTGTCGCCCTCTTCCCGCGGCTGAAGGTACTTCACGTTCCAGCCATCAGCCAGCATTGCCTCCGCTTCATCGTCTTCAAGAAGCACGTTGAAGTTCCGCTTGCCCTTGGCGTTGTAAAGCCCTTCCTCTCCCGAGAAGTTGCGGAAGAGAATGCGCCGGTCTTCGAGCACGACTGGCTGCAGACGGTTGTCGCCCGCCATCAGAGCATCGCCATGCTCTCGTAGAACTGATGCAGCTGCTCGATGTAGGCATCCTGAGCCTCCAGGAGACGGTCACCGCTGCGGTCGTGCCTGTACTGAGTCTGGGCCCTGATGTAGTCCCGCTGCGCCTTCATGACGATCTCGACAGGCGACAGACTGTGACTGGAACGATTCGGAGTGGACAGATCCATCTCACTCACGTTCATGGTCTTGTTCGGCGTTTCGATGACCGGACGAGGCGGAGCATTCTTCGCAGCGTCACGGGCTGCGTCTTCGATAGGCATGTGATTACTCACTAACTTTCTCCTTGTAGGTTCTCTTGCAAGCAGCGCGTTGCTCGAAGTTACTTCTTTTTCTTCTCTTCGTTCTTGATCTTCTTCTGGGTTTTCTTGAGCGCTTCTTCCTTATCTTTCTTAGAGATGATGCCTGTCTGCCTGATGGCTTCTTTCTTCAGCTCTTTCCGCAGCTGCTCTTCGAGGTCTTTGTCTTCATCACTCATTGGGAATTCCTAGAATGTCGTTGATCAACTGCTGCTCCCTGAGTTTCGCTTCTTCTGTCTGAGGTCCTTCGAGCAAGACGTCAGCCCGGCACTTCGGCCGAGTCTTCTCCGAGCGCGATCTGGACGTTGTCGAACTTCTTGTACGCGTCGAGATACGCTTTTTCTTTGTCCCCATCGTATGTCACCTCGTAGTACATCTGGTCGGGGAGAGTGGTACTTATCAGGCACTTCCAGTTCTGCAGAGTCTTTGAGAACCAGACCACGTAGACGTTGCCGAAATCGAACTTAGGAGCAGGATCCGATTTGTCGAAATGCGCCATGACGTATTCGAAGACGAGTTCCCTGGCCCTGAGCTGAGGGTCCTTCCACCACATGTTACTTCCTCCGGTAGAACTTCTTCATTACCAGTCGATTACACCACCGGCAACGCTTCGAGTGCCCGGTCGTCATCGCTTCAATTATCGTCTCTCTTTCCCAGAAAGCGTGCTGGCGGAAAAGACAGAGAATGTTCACGAACGGCCAGGCGATGCTGTAACGGAGTTCCTTCCAGAATTTCTCCCGGTGGAGTTTTCTGGTCAGAGTGTCCATTATCTCTCCTTCATGCCCACCGCTCTGAGCGACTTGACTGCGCCATGCCAATTGATCTGGCCATAGACAATCGTATCGTCTGCCACTTCCATCTGATCGAGAGCAGTCAGGAACAGTTTCAGATCCGCGATCGTCATTCCGCTCTTGTCAGCAGCTGTCACTTTGGCGAACTTGCCAATGTTCATGATGTCCCCTGAGTTACTTCTTTTTGGCTGCGAGCTTTGCCATAGCCCTGGCGAGCTGGGCGAGCTTCGACTTCTTCTTCAGCCGCCTGCGCCTGGCATGCGACGTCTCCTTCTTGCTCATTGTCTCTCCTAAGGCCAGATCGGTTTGGCTCCTCGCTCGAGAAGCCGGTATGCGAGATCGGACGGCTTCACATCTCCCGGCCAGCGGTTGTCAGTGAAGATGTGCTCGTCCGACTGATCCCATGCGTAGTCCACTGCCTGGCTGCAGATGTCCTCACGGCTGTCGTTGATGTAGGTTTTGAGACCTGGCACGTTGACGTGGTAATGGTGCAGTGTCAAAGCTCCGTAGGTGAGCCAACCGTACTTGTGCCCCTTGAGTGTTCGTGCTGTCGCGACGATCTTCGGCCGGTTCTCCGGCTTCGGTACGATCACGCCGGTCGACCACATGATCAGAGCGTTCTGGTAGTGGTACGGCACTTCGACCTGGCCGTTGCCGCCTTCTTCGAGCAGCATGACGCCGTCCGGACCCACCTGACTCACAAGCCCGGCATGCTCGAACTCAGTCGCAAGGTCGAGATACTTGGGCGGTATGTCTTCCTTGTCGATCCGCTCGAAGAACTGGATCAGCGTGCCGATCTCATGTCCGCCGGTCGTCACGAAGAAGTCGCCAGGCTTGATGCCGAGTGCGAGGTTGCCGCTCATCCCCTGATCTCCATAACACCGTGGCCGTTGAAGCTGAGACACCTCTCGGTCGGATGATCGCTGATCTCCGAGCCGCACTTGCAGAACAGCAGCACCCTGATGTTCTTGATCAGGTCATCCTTGAACCTGGTCGGGGTAATTACTACGTCTTTTGCCATGTCATTCCCTAATCCCTGAATTGCTCGATGTCCCCGAACTTGCTGATGTTCTTGATCGCCGCGTCGACCAGCTTCCGGAAGTAATCCAGATCGATAGTGTCTTCAAGTCCGAGATTCCGGACCGTGACAGCTTCTCTCCAGAAGTAACCCTTCGTACCGCTCGCCGAATGAAACTCGCCATCCTTCCCGCGAAGAAGTATGCCCCCTCCGGTCCCTTCTCGAACAGGAACAAACGAGCCAGAACGGCCCACGAAATGTGGCTCTCCATCTCCGAAATCGAGATAGAGCGCGGCAGTGACAGTTTTGGTTTCACAGTAATCCTTGAATTCAATAGGCTCCCCACTGAACAAAGTCTTGAAGACGAACGGATGCTGGAACTGCGCCCCTGTGGCCGTCCAAATACCGTCTTCTTTCTTGGCGACGTAGACCGCATCATTGACAAGGCAGAATTTCTTGTACGTGCACTCATGTTCGAAGTCGTACCCGTACTTCTGCCCAAAGTTGATGACGTAATCGATGATCTCCTGGGTTGCCTCAGGGATCTTGATCGAATCTGTCTTGATGTGGACGACCTTGAAGCCTTGCTCTTGCACTGCTTCCTTCAGGTCGACCATGAACAGAGCACCACGCTTGGCGACGATGTTGTCTTTGTTGCGAACGTCCCGGAACGGATTCGGGAAACTGGCTGATGTCAGCCCGTAGACGATGTTGATTGCCAGCTTGAGTGCATCTGCGAGTGCTGCTGCATTGTCCGCTGTATCGAGATAGGGACTGAGTTTTCCGCCGAGCATTCGCCGAGCTGAATCGTAATCCTTGCGCTTGATTGCAATCCTTGCTGCTTTGAGGTCCGAATAATTCTTCGTATAAGGGCCAAACAAAGACAGCTTCTCGATTGTTGTAGGATGCATCGAGGCAATATCGAGCACCGCCACATCGGTATAGATTCCTGGTTCGGCATAGACGTAACCTCCTTCGCCGGTCTCCTCGCCCTTGTAGGTGCTTTTGCCGTAATCGAAAATGTATCCCGGGAACTCCTTGGAGAGGTCGGTATAAACGAAGTCGCGCTGTGGGTCTCTCTCGTCACCGAAGATGATCTTTGCTGCGTGCCGCTGAGTTGTGTCGTTGACTCGCAGACCGCTCAATTCGGCGAGGATCTGCCTGGCGACGTAGTCCTGCATCCGGTCTTCGAAGACTTGCTCGAGTGTGACGACGTCGTTGCAGCAGTAGTCCACGACTCGTTCCCACATAGCAGGATCGACTGGCTCATCCCAGGGCAGGTTGAGCTCTTCGTGATTTAGGCCCAAGTCGATCTGGAACTTCTTGAGCCCTTGCTTGACACTGGAGAAATCCCAGACGTCAGCGTATGACAAGTTGTACGCATCGCCGAACATCCCGGCCTTCTCACCGGCAACCACTCTCTGACTGAGCAGGAACAAGTCATGCTCTTTGTAACCCATGATCCGGGCATAGAGAATATGATTGTCGTAGCGCCGGTTGTTGAACCCGACGAGATTCATATGCGTGAGTTCTTCGATCTGCTTGCTGCCCGGATTGATCATCCTGACAATGTCGGCATCTCCGCGGTACTTCCAGCAGACCACGAAGAGGTTCGGGTACACCTCAGTGTCGAAGAACACCAGCCGGTCATCCTTGGGTGCCACCGGCTCGGGATTGTGCGCCACAGCCTCTGAAGCGAACTTCATCGACATGACCTGCTTGACGCAATAGACCGACTGATTGGTCGATCCGTTGGCAAAGGCCAGTACACGGCCTCGCAAGTCGGTCACGTCATACTGCATCCCTGAGTTCCATGCATCCTCAAGGACCTTCCAGATGAAGTCGATACTGGGCTTTGTTCCTGGGTGAATCTCCTTCCGCAGATTTCGCTGGATCAGGTCACGCAGAGCCCTCTCACTCCGCATGGTTTCAGAGTCAAGCACACGCTTCTCCTTTAGCGGCAGACCGCTGTTGAGAGTCGCGACAGGAACATCGTTGCAGGTCGTCAGTTTCCGCCTCAGTGAAGCGTCATCTGGAAACGTCTTGACCTCAATCCCAGGGCTGTAACTGTGACTCAGCTCTGAGACGTCCCCATCGTAGACATAGTGAAGATGAATGCCTGCACCGCTCTGACTGAATTCCGCGTATGTCGGTGGCCACTTACTAGCAGCCTCGAGGTTCAGAGCCAGATTCTTCTGACCGTCATCATCCCTCAGATCGAAATCGATGACTATGTACTGCAGGTTCAGTTTGACGAAGTGGAGTTTCGACGTGTCAAGCTCCGCCAATGTGGTTTTGACTTTGGCCCAGGACTTTCCTGGCTTGCCATCGTCTGTTGCGTACTGAGCCGGCTGCCCTGCGAGCAACCCATCAAGAAGTGATTCCTGGCACTCCATCTCAAGGGACGGAGGAGGTTTGTCCGGTGGTGGGGTTATTCCTAGCTTCTCCACCTTGAATTCGGTGTACAGATTGGTAACCTGCACGCCATCGACTCTGCCTCTCTCAGAGAAGTGATTGAAATAGTTCCTGAGCTCATCCCGGAACTTTCCCAAGTTGAGCCGCCACTCGTATCCGCCTTCGTCGCAGAACGCCTTGTAGAGTCCCCAGGCCTGCTTGAGAGTTGTCCCATCTTGCTGCCTGTAGAGCTCGTAGTTCTCCGTCAGATAGTTGTAGAACATGTCGGTTCTGATGATCATGTCCGTTGGCCGGTACATCGAGTATCTGTTGGGCCCGAGCGACCGGTAGATCTCCAGGCAGTAGTGAGCAATAGCGCCGAGTTCGAAGTTGATCCCGTGCTTCATTGCCTCGTATTCACTGGACGACAGCGTATTGCCTGTCGGATGCACATCGATGAGACGCCTGATGATTCCTGATTTGGCATCTGTGATCTTTACCGACTGGTTTGTGCCGATGAAGAGCAAAGCGTTGACCCGGCCGGTGTACGGCGCCTTATACTTCTCGTTGATGATAATCTCCTCGTGAGAGACTATCGAGTTGAGCCTTGTGTTGTCGTCAATCTTTGACAAGTCGCCGTCATGCTGAATTGCCACCAGCGGATTGGTCTTGAATGACTCAGTGGCAAACGCGTTGGTTGTTCCGGTCAGGGCTTTCGCATCGAACGTCGCGGTGTAACCCTCGAAGAGCTTGCTCAGGATGTTCAGGAACGTCGACTTGCCCGTCCCGGCCTCTCCATACAAGACAAAGAACTTTTGCACGTTCTTCGAGTCACCTGCAACGATCGAGCCGATCGCCCATTCCAGCTTCTCTCGCTCATGTGGAGCGTAAAGCACGCTCATCATCCGATCATACGCCGCGATCGAGCCTTCTTTCAGCGAATATGACAAGCGCTTTGAACTGTGATCTCCTTTCTTCGGCGGTGTGTCTGAGAATGCCAGGACTCCATCCAGCTGCTCATGCGAACTGGGCAAGTTAACACAGTAACTCTTGAAGTCTTTCCATGAATTGCTCTTAAAGCTGCTGAGACTCCGGACCACGACAGGTCCTTCAAGTTTCTCAGCGCGGGCATACAGACTAGCATCGACAAGACGCTGAACTGTGAACTCGTCGGTAGACCACAGTCCTGCTTCTTCGTCCCACACCGCATAAAAGGAACCGCCACGAACCATCAGGTCATGCGCCTTTCGGACGATAAAGTCCGGGTAAAGCTCAATTCCGGTCTTCGTCGGCCTCTCCCTGACCTGATAGAAGTCCATAGGTGTTCCTCCCTTGCATGGCTAGTACATTCCGTTTTCGGTCATGTATTCACCCATCTGATACCAGAGTTCTACTTCTCTCTGATCCTTGGATGGGTGTCTCAGCGGGAACAAGCCGCCTCTTCCGCTTTCGGTGTACTTCCGTTCACTGAATCTTCTGACAATCCTCTCGATCCCGGAGACGTTGGTCTTGTTCCGGCAGAACTCATCCGTGAAAGCCGAGAGCCGGAGATTCTGCAAGAACAGATAGAACATCTCCTTGCCCGGGATGTCGATCATGAACTCGGCTCGCAAAGCTAGTGCGATGAGCACTTCCAGAACACTCGCGTCGGGAAGAAGCAGGTCGATACGATCCAATTCGGATCCGCTGCCGACCCTCAGGAACTCATTACGGAGTTCCGCTCCTTCCGCGACACGATTATCGTCATGCGGAACCAGCACTTCGAAGTCCACCTGGAACATAACCTGACACACCTGAGCATAACGACGTGGCACACCGTCAATTATGATCGGGCTGATCAGGCCATGCAACCAGGCAAAGTACGTCTCTGTGAGAGGATTCTCAGTGGGATCTGCTCGCATCACTTCCCCCTGTTAGGCCGTCCATAGTTGAGGATCGCCTCCGCATATGAACGAGCATCGAGGACCACTTCAAAGTCGACCTCGAGTTCCTCGTTACGCACATAGCAGATATGTGGATCCCCCGAAATGCCGCCGAAACTGAGTGGCGTGAGAGCTCCGACAATCTTGTGATGGTCGCGTATCGGCTGATCTTTCTCATCGACCAGGACCTTGTCGCCGCCGTAGTAAGTGATGGTGATGTTTTGTGTACCGGGCGGTGTCTCAGAGAACTCAGCGAGGGAAATACGCCGAGGCTTGCCGTACGTGCGCTTCTTAGCTTCGACGAACAGATTTCGCTCATCCAGATCAGCCTGTTCCGCGAGCTCTTCCTCAGTCGGCAGACCCTCGAAGGGGTCTTGTGCTGTGGTGACGTCAGCAGGCTTGACCTCGGCCTCGGTGCTGGCGCTTTCTCCCACGGTGGGCTCCCCGTCGTCTCCGTTATCACTTTCACCGGCCACGGTTGTGGGGACAGGGCGACCGACATAAGACGATCCGGATTCGAGGAAAGCTTTGGCCCTGTCGTTGTAGTGCGACTTGGCCTTATTGACTTCCTCAGTGAGCCGTCGGTCAAGATCGGCCAGCAGAAGGCGACGGCAAAGCAGATAACCTGCAACACCGCCAGCAAGCAGACCAGCTCCGGCACCGAGTACTGTGGATTTAGCATCCAGTTTCAGTCCCTTCACGGCGATCATATCTTGATCGGCCCGTCCACGTTGAAGTCGAGCATGACAGTGTGCTCGATTCCGTTGATGAATGCCCGATTGCACTCGTCACCAATGTTGTACAAGCCAAAATCCACATGGCCGTCGCCATTGCCGTTGAGCTTCCAGCCGACGATCTGGCCGGCCTGACTGCGCTCGAGACCCAGAGCCTCATAGACCTCGTTGAGGAATATGTAGCCATAGGCCTGCAGCCGGTCATTTGCCCAGTCCTGCTGGGATCGCAGGAAGAGCAAGTTGTACTCGGGCGTCTTCGTCCAGTTCCGGCTGCACTCATCGAAGAACCTGGCGTACGGAGACGGCAGCACGTCATCCATGTCGATGACTTCGCCGTCGTGCTCTTCGTCCGTCAGGTCGGCACAAGTCCGGACCTTCCGGTAGAGCTCGAGCTCCTTCTCTTCTCCCACCGCCTCGGCGACCCGGCGGCGATATGCCTTGAACCCTGCGTCCAGGGCCGTGTAGGCCGCGACCAGGCTTGCCTGACGCTTCAGCATCATGCCGTGTGCAGACACCACACAGACGATGGACGCCGAACCTGCCGCCAGCACCGGCCAGTAGAGCTCGGCCAGCTTCAGGCTGCTGCTGAGATAGACGTGAGCCAGAGCCTTCTGCTGCTCCCTGGGATCCTCGTCCTGAGAGGCGTTCTTGACCTCTGTGATGTCCTTGGAGATCTCGGGCATGACGTCGACGGCCTTGGCGGTCGCCCTGATGGTGAGTGCGGTAGTGATCGCGAAACCGGCCACACCCGCACCGGTCAGGATGGTTGGCGCATTCTTCTGCAAGAAGAACTTGCCCGAGCCAACGGCCCGTGTTGAAAGCAGTGAGAGATTCATCACATTCCTTTTCTAACCGAAGATTTTGTGACTGCGGATTTTGCTGTTTAGCCTGCGGCGAACTTTCTTTGGATCCTTCGAGTATTCGGTGCGTTTCCATCTGCCGCAACTGCATTCTGCAGCCATTCTGAACATCTGTCCCTGGCCTGCTTCGAGCGGACCTTTGGCGATTTTGTGACCTTTAGCCATCAGGAACTGATAGACGGGTAGATGACCGAAGTTGGCGTTTCCCACTTGGGAATGAGACCGACCCCGGATGCCTGGGCAAGCTTGATCCAGTTGTCCCGTCCGGTCTTGGTGACGAAAGTGTTGATACCGTACTTCTGGCCGTTCTTCCAGCAACTTCCGCCATCGATGGTATACATGGTCTTGGCCGGGTTGAACGGCTTGTGCACGAAACGTCCACAGTGACTGAGTGCGGCCGCCTGCGCAGCGGTCATGGGCTGTTGCGGTGTGGTTACGACGACTGGTGTGGGCTTGTGGAACGTGTGGCCGATCGTGTTGTGCGGCGCCGGGAACGAAGTGCTGCACGCCGACAGCAGGAAGGCGACGAACACGACGAAGATGAAGGTGACGGAGACGACGAGGGCTGCGCGCTGGAACTTCTTGAAAGTGGACGTGGACATTGAATTACTCCTTGGTTTGAATCTTACGTGAGTTGTGCGTTGGGTTGTGCTAAGTGATCGGCTGAGTCCTTGGGAGATTCAGCAAATAACCTCCGCGAATTGCCCGGATGCTGGCGCTTCGCAGGTCATACCAGCCCCACTTGTCGTCGGTGAACTCGCCGGTCAGCCCGACAAGGTCGTACAGATCCGACACGGTGGCGACGTCGTACTGACTCACCAGATCCCTGAGCCGGTCGAGAACGTCCTCGGCCTCGGCTCTGCTGGCGATGATGATGTCGTCGAAGTCATGCATTGCTCTTGCCTGCCTCGACAAGGGCGGTCTCGGATCGGTTCGTTCTGTTGCTCTGGAGATCCGGTTGTAGGTCGTGTAGCCAGGCCTGGACGAACGGCTCGGCCTTGCGTCGCCGAAGAGCAGCCTCTCCACTCCCTGGCTGACTGCGTCGGACACCATGTTCTTGGCTGCGGGAAGCAGTACTTCCATCACAACATAGTGGACGACGTTCGGAGAATCTTCGGCGATGAAGTTACGGAGAACTCTGCTGCCCACGCCTTGTTTGCGCTGGACAACATCGCCTTCGACGACTTTCTCGACTTTGGGTTTCTCTTCAACTTTCTTGGATCGCTGGGAGTTGGCTGGATAGTTGACGCGGATCTTGCTTTCCCGGCCACCGCCATTATCGACGTTCATTTCATTCATAAGAATCCTTACTTAAATATGAGAGGGCACATAGGACCATCTGGATCCCCATTGTCGTTTAAGCCCGAGCGTCCCCGAGTTGTGCTGAGCCCCTCAGAAGTGTGTCAATCAGACGCCGGTTGGCTGCTCCCAACCCTGTTCCCGCCGACGGTAGATGTCCCTGAGCTGGACCTGAGACATCGTCGCGAGCTCTTTGTTCGTTGGGTCGCGATATGCCCAGGGAACGATCTCACCATCGACCATGTAGGGATATTGAAGACCGCTCAATTCCTTTTCCCGGTTTCGCTTCTCAGCCTCGTCGGGGTTTGGCCACGGGCCAGTGCCGGTGTCGAGCTTGTTCGGATCCTGGACGGCGCCGATCCCGATCGAGCCCCGGCTCAGATCCACGTTCTCGATCACCCGAGGCGCGTTCTGGTTCTGCTTCTCCACCTTCGCAGCCATTGCTTCGAGGTCCTTCGGGATCAGGCCGTTCATGAAGCTGACCGCTGCACCCATGTCCGTCACGAGCTCAGTAAGCAGCTCATCGAACGCCGGTGATGCGAGGAAGTCCGCCGAAATCTGCTTCGACTTGCGGAACGACGTCGGGTTGGACGGATCACGCTGGCCGTACGCCTGGCCGATGATTTCCTTGAAGAGCTGCATGATCTCGGCGCCGTTATTGGACTTGACGACGCCGGACAGCTTGTTCGACAGGCCGCCTTCGGCACTGAGTTCCATGTCGATGAGCTCGGACTTGGAGAAGTGGAACCAGTGGTTCTCCACAACCTCTTTGCCGTCGAAGTCCTCGTAGTGGATTTCCTTCTTGATCATGCTGTGTCTCCCAGGGAAACCTTGACGTTGTTGAGCTTCTTGTAGATCTCGATGTAGGCGTCCTGCCGATGTCCGTTGTAGGTGACTTCCCAGAGCAAGCCGCGGGCCGTCGGGGAAGACACGACCGCCTTCCAGTTCCCCATGGTCTTCGCGAACCAGACGATGTAGACCGCGTCCATCGTCAATTCCGGCGACCGCGACTCGTCCCGGTGAGTGTTGTAGTTGTCGACGACCACGCGCTTCGCCATCAGCAGGAACCGGTCGGGATCCGGCGCTGGCCTGGGCGGCAGAGAAGCCGGGGGCGGGCCCGGAATTGCGGTTGTGGCCGTGACATTCTCGGTCATGAGATACTCCTAATCGATGTGGAGAGAAAATCAGACCGCTTGTATTAGCGGTCTCTTATGGTGATGCTTTCGGCGCATCGGCCTTCGTTATAGGCCCAGTAATTTTCGCGAGGTCGTTACGAAGCCTGGCCACCTGATCCTTGGGCATCTCCTTTCCGGTGTACTTGAAGTAGTACTTCTCGGTCTGCTTGGCCACGATGTACGGCCAGATGAGCCAGAACAGGAAACCTCCCAGCTTCGGGAACAGTCTCCTGATCCAGCTAGAACTTCCCGTAGTCCTTCCGCGGAAGGCTCTTGTAGCCGATTGCGAGGCAAGGGCGGCCGTCATCAGCGAGGTGGGATGAGAAGACAAGATCGATGAAGTTGTCGAGATTCCATCCCAGCTCATCGCCAAGAGTGACCGGACCCAGACCCAGAAAGCCGTAGAACTCGTTCTGGCTGGCGTACATGTTGCCGCCCACGATGGACCGGTTGATCTCGTTTGCGGCCTGACGGATCGTTTCGATGTCTCCCCGAAAGTAACGACCCGTCAATGAGTCGTAGCAAAGCTGATCACCCCCGCCGACGATGACCGTGGTGTTGGTCACCGGGTTCTCCTCGAGCTGCTTCTTGGCGATACCGTCCCGGACCTTCTGCTCCTTGGTTTCGCCCAGCTGCGCGAGGACCTCGTCCTTGTACTCCCTGAACGCCGTGTCAGCGAGCGTGTAAGCGCCCAGGAGCGCCGCATTTCGCCTGAGCCCGATCTGGTTGGCCCCCACGATACAAGCGATCGTAGCGGCGCCTGAGAGCCCTGCAGGAGCATATGTTTTCCAGCAGGTTTCGGCAATTTCACGCCGGGTCAGGTCCTCCCAGCCCTCCTTGGACTCCTTGCCCGCGTTCTTCGCGAGGGAAGCGTCGTCGAGCTGCTGAGAGGCCTTGAGTGTGGCTTTGGCCGTCAGGATTGCAGTGGTGATGACGCCGGCAATAGCGGCACCTGACAGAATCGTTGGTGAGTTGTTCTTGAATGTGCGACTGATTGCGTTCAGCCCTGATGAGCGTGACATGTTGGCCTCTCCTAAAATATGACGAAAAGCATGAGTCCTTGTTACGGGACTCTGTGCTTTCCTTTCCTAGTTCTTTTCGGGGATGATGGCGTTGTTGACGCGACCAGCGATCTTGCTGATGAGGACGTTGGCGACGACACTCAGCGCGACGGTGACGGTCGTAGTGGCTGCTACGGCGGCGACCTGGCGCTTGGTGCTGACGGTTTCGGTCTGCTCCAGCTCGGTCTCTGTGGTCTCGGTCATGATGGCCTCTCCTTCAAAAACACGGTTTGTGGGGTTTCATTATAGCCCTTGTAATTTTCGCGAGGCAAACTTTAGAGGGCAAGGTAAACAGAGACCCCCTGCAGCTTTTTACACTGCAAGGGGCCCCTATCCTCCGAGGTCCGTTCTGGTTCTGGTGTTAAACGGTTACTTTCGGGACGAATGACAGGCTCTTGGTGGTGAGCACGTTTGCCTTCTCGAATCCGAGGATCAGTCCGATTCCGAGCAGGTTCGCAGCGATCTTGGCGACTGATTCGGCGCTCAGGGAATTGGCTCTCGCTTCGGCCTTATCGGCGTTGCGAGCATCCGTGAGCACTTTCAGTGCTGTGATTGCGGCGAGATATGCATCGGAGTCGGAATCTAGTCCTGCTAGATCCGAGATGAGGCTGGTGATGCTCTCATCAAGTTCGTGTGAGTTGTCCTTCTTCGTGAATGTGAACACGTCGTTCCTTTCATAGACTCTCTATTATACGACGTGTTTTATTCGCGAATCAGTTCATCATCGCCGGCGGTGGCGTGGCTGGTGCCGACGTGACCGCCAGTTTGACCAGCTTCTGACCCTTGTCAATGATGTCCTGAGGATGCGTATCCATCGAGAGCGTGAAAGTGTTTTTGATGGGATCGTGCGTATCCACTTCCAGTGTGCCATCCACCGGCGCCTTGTAGTTTGCGGACGAGATCGTCAAGATGACGCCGAGGAACGTGTCCACAGCAATTACCGTACCTACCACCTGCTGGGCAGCAGGAAGATTCCAGATCGCTGCCAGAGCGAAATAGAGCGTTCCGGCTGCGGGAAAAACCAGCTGAGCCAGGCTTTTGATGATCGTGTACCATCGATTACTAAGTTGCATTGCCTCTCCTAAACACCGCTAACAGCCGAGCGAATGACCTAGCCGAACTACTTTCTGATAACCTTCGTAAGCTCTTTCCCGGCTTGGATGAGCTTTAGGGTCTGCTGGTTTTGGCGCAGGGACCGCGAGACTGAAACGAACTATGTCACAGAATTTGTGTTCGTTCTCAGTTTCACGTACTTGAGCTGCCACAAATACTGCAGCCGACAAGATGACTGAAATGAAAACTAGGACAATATAAGCGCGGCGTTCTCTCACCAGTGCCCCCTTGAGAGGATGGCGGCTCCGGCGGCTGATCCGTTGAATGCGATGAGTCCGAGGATGAGCCAGTCTCGGAAAGTATTGAAATGATTGCCGCCCTTCCGGAAGGAACCATGCATGCAAGACCGACTAGGGATAGATACCCGTTCGGGTTCTTCGAATATACTTGCGTCCAGATAACCCAGGCGCCGAATCCCATTAGGATTACATCCCGAAAATTCCGCCGGAGTGTTGAAGGCCACTTCACCTCTCCCTACTTTCTAGTTGTTCGTGGGTCGCCATATGTTTATCTTACGAACGAAAGTTTCCACTGGTTTCCAAATCCCCGCATCACGGACATATGGCTGTACCCTGACCCAACTCCCGTGATGTCTCATGAACACCCCGGTGCGTGAAGTAACCGTCAGTTTATCAGACGGTTCAGAAAGACCACTACGATACTGCGCCTTGTTGAAGGCCTGAATCGTATAGGTGTATTCTTGCCCCGGTATCAGGTCGGTAAGATTTCGTGCTTCTTTGGGACTTTGATATCGGTTGAAATTGCCTTGAGTACCACCGCCGTCGTACCGCTTGATGATGTAATTCGTGACGTTGTAGCCGCCATCGTCATCTGGCTTATCCCACAGCAACGTAATTGAAGTAGGCGTCAGATTCTCGTAATTCAGATTCCGGGGAACTGAGGGAACCGTCTTGATCCGGTCCAAAGTCAGGCTGCACGAAACGCCTTCATTGTTACCGAACGTGCCAGTACCACTGTTAGCATAGTTGACATGGAAGGTGACGTCGAGGTTTCCCCGATCGCCATGCTGCATCGTGAAAGTGTGCTCGATGAAGGTTACTGACTCGCCAACACCCAAATCGAAGGTATAACCGGCTGCATTGTAGCTCCGGTCACCGCCGATCCAGGTATTGGAGAGCCAGCCTGACGAACGGCCATCCCCCTGATTCTGTATGAAACCTTCGACACGGACCCGGGAAGTCAGCGTGTTTTCATCCTGCGAGACCACCGTGATCTTGCAGGTAAGATGACCACCATTACCGACATCCCGGCCGTTTGAGTTAGTCGTCGCCATCTCAGGTCATGATCTTGAAGTAGATGTTTCCATCGACAGCGCCACCGTTGTCGTCGGTAGGATCATCAGCGCCTGAATAGAATCCCAGATTGTTACGGGCTACAGGAGCGGTTGATGCTCCAGTTCCGCCGCGGGAAATTGGCCAGATCGCAAGGATCAATGCCAGAACTTCAGCAACAAAGTCACGAGTCCGGTTGATCTCTGTGGCGCCTTCTTTGACCTCTCCGCCGTCACCTGCTTGCGGGACGATCGGATAGCCTGCTGCTTGTGCTTCATCACCTACAGCCATGAATATACCTCCCTAGGATAGATCCGCCCAGTGAACGGTGTCAGGAACTTCGTCCCAGTAGTCCGCACCAGGCCATGCGATCCAGGATCCAGGCGTGATGACGTTCTTGAGAGTGAGTGTGGGATATGACTTCTCACCGCTATCGTCCGAGGAGAATATCTGCTCGGTAACGACCATCTGGTTACCTTCGTAACTTGAATTGCGCTCCTCTACGAGATCACCAAGACCATAATGCACGCCATAAACGTACGGTGAGTTCGGCGGAAGCGTGCCATCAAAAGCGTAGGTTCTCGTTTGTGCAGCAAGAGCCATAACGCCTTCCTGATGGAGAGCTGCGTCTAGATCAGGACCCGCAGCATCGCTATTGCTCGAGTTAACCAGCAATACTCGGCGATCTGTGCCGTACCCGTTCGGATCTCCCACCGGAGAATACACCGTAGCTGACCCATTCGAGGCGAATACGTAAGCAACTGTCTTAAGACCCACCGTGGAGGAAATATAGCTCGGCTGACTGAGATTGTCCATGTTCGGATCGAACACAACCGGATCCCGATCTGTCTGATTCGTAGTCAGATCATTACCCGTATACACCTCGAAGTAGATTCTGCCCGTCTCGCCTTCCTTGACAAGACGGAAACCCAGAATATAGGTATCACAGAGCTTTTTCAAGGTGTTGTACAACGTATCCGGAGGTGCAGTCAGCGTGATGATTTGAGTTGGCTCGAGCAGATCTCCGGTCGGCAGCAAAGTACCGAAGGTATAGAAGGGAATCGAGTCATGTACGTCAAATATAGTACTGACGCAGACCTGATTGAACATCTCCCTTGCGACGGCTCCAGGAGTTCCAGTCAGCACCCAGCTAGGCACTGTCGTAGTGTCAGTGAGACCTGGCATTGCCACACGATCGTCGAGAAGAGCCTCAAGCATCCTTCCCACGACTGTGAGATTCACCACTCCATTGTCGTCTTCGGCGCTTGTGACCGTGTCCACGATCGCTACGTAAGTTGATCCCTGCCTGGTTATCCAGGTATCTTCAGCCAATTGCCGCCGGCTGAACGCAGTCGACTTGGTAACGATCTGGAAATCGCCATAAGCCGAATATCGTTCAGTCCAGATGATCGACTGGTAATTTTCGATCACCTCGTTTCTGCGGAGGTTCTCGTCAAGAGTATAATACTCCATTAAAGCCCTCCGTATTGTGGCGTAAAGGTCATCGTGAACGGAACTCCATCTTCCGCGGTAATGACCCGGAACGAGTTATCTCCTTTCTTCAGGGCAATCCAGGACGATGTGGAATCGAGGCCAGAAAGCGCTGAAGTGGTAATCGCTCCTTTTGTAAGGGTGATCGCCTTTGAACCAGGAATTGTACTGATCGTGACGATGTCGCCGGCTACGAATGCGCCTTCCAGCGTCATTTTCTGAAGCACGCCGTCAGGAGTCGTATTAGAAATCACGACTTCAGTCAGATCCCGATCCACCGCAAGAGTGAATACGACTCCCGCGTCAGACGTTCCGTCGTAACTGACTACGATTGGAACTGCTGTGCCGGTCTTCGAAGTATCACTCGTGACCACCGGATCTGGCCCATAAAAGTCTGGGTCATAACAGATGATCGAAATATCAACTTCGGGGTCGGCCGAGAACATCGTATTATCGAAGCTCTCGACCTGACCCGCAGAAGTCGCAAACAGCACACTGTCGAAATAGAACCCAACTATGACGTTTGCCTTGGGCATGAGGTAGTCGTACAAGGCCGATCGGAGTGATCGCACGGTATTCTTCGCGTAATCCGGCGAAAGGCCGAGTTTCATCGTGATGTTCCTTGTTTCCCGCCGGTCGTTCTGGGGCTGGGCCCCATCCTGCTGTGCCATCGACGATGTCGTCAATGTAGCAGCGACAGGGCCCAGCCCTTCGACACCTCTGACTGCGTATCCGGACGAGAAACCAGCCACCGGAAGACGAAGTGTGTCACCGCGACTATTGGTTACTTCCACCGCTGTTAGCACCCAGTGCTCCCTTCGCTATAGATAGCTGATTCTTGGTCTTCCGGTAAATATCGGCTGCGGACAGTGATTCCGGCGAGTAATTGTTCTGAGTGAAGCTGAGATTTGTCCCACCGACAGCAGACAGCCCTGCAGCAGCCGCCGCGGCCGCATTAGCCGCAGATATAGATGCCGCCGAGCTCGAACTCGTGGTTGCAGCGATCAGCTGATTCTTGGTGAGTCCAGCAAGATCGCCGAGACCCTTCTTGGCCTCTGTGAGATCCACGACCGGAGTGATTGTGGGCTGCAGCTCCAAGTTGGAATTGATGGCGTCGTTGAGTCCAGCCATCGTTTGACCGATCGTGCTGAGCATGGCTGTGCCCATACTGTTCACTGAATCGGTAACAAGGCCTGTGTTCTCTATGATGCCGAGCGCCGTTCCTTCTGGAATCGAAGCACCGACTTGATCCCTGAATATCCTGGATGGCGAGTTGATGTGCAGGAAATGCAATGCAGAAGACAAAGCGCTTTTAGCCATGTTCTCTGCCGCACTGATAACTCCGCCAATACCGCCGGATATACCCGCAATAATGCCCTGGATAATTGCGCTACCCAAGTTTCTGGCAGCAGCGCTGAATTGGCCACTACTCGACCGGATTTTATTCGCGATACCGTTAACAAGGTTAATAACCATGTTAATACCAGCAGACACGACGCGCTGAGTGCCGTTGCCGATAGCATTGATGAACGAGATAACCAGATTCGTGGCAGCCGTAATAACCCGGCCGACGTTTCTGGAAATCCCATTAAGTATCGCTATTATCAGGTTTGCACCCGCGGTGGCAAATCTGCCTACGTAACTTGTGATCCGGTTGATTACGCCCAGAAGCAAATTGAGGAACGTCGTCTCAATCTTCGGAGCATACTT